GTTTTTTTTCTCTTTTGTATTTTTCTCTAAATGCTTTACCATATCTGTGTTTATAGTTATACTCGGACATTTCTCCATACTTTTTATTCTTAAATAAGTTAATGATTTCTTTTGCACTTTCTTCGCTATAAACATATTTAGATTTTTGATATGGTTCTGGTTGAGGAACAGGCATATTATATTCAATACGATATTTAATAAATGCTAATATAGCATCTTTTTTAACCCCACATTCTTTTGCGATATCTTCAAGCTTCCACATTCTAATTCCTCCTCTAATATTATTCTATGTGATATTTTCATCATAGCTTTCTTCTTTGAATATACATCTAATAAACCTTCTAAATTCTTTTGAATCTTTTCCGTCTACTAATATATCTCCAAAACTAGCTTTTTCAATTATCATTTTATTTAACAATTCATCATAACTATCTTTCATCAATAAACTAATTACCGTAACTGTATGTTTAGTTCCAATTCTATGGGCTCTATCTTCTGCTTGTTCCATAGTAGCTTTATTCCAAGGTAAATCTAGAAATACCACTATAGATGCTTCATTTAATGTATGTCCTGTTCCTGCCGCCATAGTTTGACCAAACAATACTTGGAATCCTGGAGTATTTTGAAAAGCATCTTTCTGGTTATTTAATTCTACTTGATTCATGCTGCCCCATATATGCAAAGGTTTCATATCCTCGAATTCTTTTAGAGCCATTTCTATAAGTTCCCTAAACATGCTGAATACAATAACCTTTTCACCATTTATTTGAGCTTCTTCAAGTATATCCCTTAACTTTTCAAACTTGGTACTTTTAATAACTTGTGTACTTACTAGACCTGTATGACATAGAACTTGTCTCATTCTTGTTAGTTTAGGTAATACTAATGTTGGATTTGAAATCTTATCGCATTCTTTTTTGGTTGCTGTTAATATTTCATTGTACAATCTTCTTTCATCGTTGGACATTTCAAGATATATTGGTTGGTAAATCTTTTCGGGTAAATCTAATAACTCTTTTGTTCTTCTTAACATATTGTTATTCATTAGTTCTTGTAATTCACCCATATTTTGATAACCAATAGGCGTACCCCATATATCTTGAACTGTATATCTATGCAAGAATTGATAGTAATTCATAGTTAATGCTTGAATAAAACTTAAAGGCATAAACAAATCCATAGGTTTATTAACTAATAAAGTACCAGATAACCCAATCTTCTGGCATCCTTTTATTTTTAACAAACCTCTTCCTTGCATTGAAGTAGGATTTTTAGCTTTATGAATTTCATCTACTATAATTAACCCTAAAATATCCTTCTTAATGAAATCATTTATAATATCTACTATTTCCGATTTATAAAACCTTCCTTCTTTATGACATCTTAAGGTCTCAATATTTGTTATCCAAAAGAATTCCTCTGGTTCTTTAGATAAATCTTCAATTCTTTCTGCCATAGTAGGTTCTTTTCCTGGTTTAGTAAAACCAATTACTTTACCAGTTTCATCACTATGCTTTTTTATTTCATCCAACCAGTTATACTTCAAATTATTAACACCACAAATAATAAGACAGTGTTTCAATCCATTATGTTGTTTTTTATAAACAGATAAATCAATCATTTGCTTTGTTTTACCTAAACCTTGCTGGTCTCCTAGTAAGAAGTTATTATGCTCTATACCATATTTTACCCCTTCTAATTGATGTGGAAAAGATGGAGTTTTAAACTTCAAATCTTCTATGTTTACTTTAGAAGCTGGTGCAAACATTGGTGCTTGATTTAATTCAGTGATATTATTCTCAAACTTCTTAACCATAGGAATTAGGTTAATAGGTATTTCCCATTCTTTTCTATCTGGATTCCAGAATCTGCAAGGTAACTTCTTTATTTCTTGTACATAATCTGGGTTATAGTTAAAAGAAAGAAAAGCACTATAATCATTAACATTCTGTTTATCCGCTTCTCCATATCTTATGTAAATCATCGATAACCAATCCTTTCCGTAATTATATTATACGTGGTATCCTAAATCTCTTTTATAATCTTTAGAATGTTTTTGCTTTTCTTCCCAATTCGTTCCTCTTAAATTAGGATATTCTTTTTGTAACTTTGTATTTAATCTAATAATGGAAGCCATTGAAGGCATTTTCTTTTGTAATGGGTCATTCATATTATCTTTGAAGTGTTCTTTTAATGTAGTATTCTCTATATACTCTCTTCCTCTTATTTCCATAATACAAGCGAGGTATAGAAGATTAACGTTATCTCTTAATGCTCTATACCTACATAATAAATCAAAAACTAAATCTTTATATCTTTTAGCATCTGTCATTTTTGTGCTCCTTTCATAAAATAATTTCCATCTTCATATTCTGGCAGAATACTTCTATCGTAATAATCATTTAACATACACATAGCTAAAAAGCTAGAACCGATAAACCTATCTTCTTTTCTATCATAGAATTTACAAGCATATGTTTTTCCATCTTTTGTTAATACAAATCTATCTGTACCAGCATCTGGGTGATATTCGCTGCATATTTCGTTATTTAACGACTTTTTATCTTTTTCAATATAATTTATCGGCTCAATATCTCTTTCTTTTATATGGGTATCCTTTTCTACCCCTATATTAAACAATGGTCTCTTCGTTGGCAATGGTTTCACCTTCTTCTGAACATCTGTAATCTTTACCATCTGAATACAGAGGAAAGTATTTTTCATCAGGTCCTGGTTTCCATCCGTTAGGGTTTTCCTTAACCCATATCTCGTGGATACATCTTCTACAATATTGTAAACCATCCCTCCAAACTAAACATCCGTAGTATTCTTTATGCCCGCATCCTCGGTAATCAACTACTATATCTTTCATCATATCTTTTCTAACTGTTGGATGTTTCATTTTTCTTTTTCCTACCTTTCTTTTCTTTTACATATGTACCATAACTCATATAGCTATCTAATTTACTATAATCAACATTAGTTAATAAATCAAATAACGTATCAGCACTATTACCAAATAGTACCATAAGTAATTCATTTGTAACCCCCTTAATATCATTTCTAACTTCAAGGGTATGAGGGGTTACACTTTTGTCATACCTTAATTCAATTCTATTCATCAATACCCAACTCCTTTTCATATCTTAATTGTTCTAATCTTTTTGGTATTACCACATTGGTATTACATTCATCGCAACATGTACCTCTATAAGATATTGGATATGGATTATTACCATAACCAATAAACTCTTGACCGCAGATACAACACTTCTTGGCTACCATAGAATCTCCTATTTTAGTATAATCTGTAAAATTAACTTCTCTTAATACTAGTGGTTGACCACTTGCTAATTCTACTAAATAATATTCATCGTTATAGTAGTATAGTTTATAAGTAATACAACTATCTCCTTTACCGAAATCAATTCGGTTAATTATTCTTCCATTTTCTTTTAAAAATTCTTCTGTCATTATAATAACATTCTCCTTACTTTTTTATTTATTTCGTCTAATGTAATACAAAAGTCGTTATCTTCCTGTATCCAGTAATTACCAACTGCTTTATTACTACAGTCCCAAGTATCTTGTATAGTATGACCTATTGCATAGGTTAAATGATGCGCTATACTAATAACCATTGGACCTTTATAGGTTTCTATTAGTTCCCCAACTGTATACCTAGTACCATCGGCATGTTTTGGCATTTTCTGTTTAATCCATCCATACTCTTTTAGTAATGCTTCATAAACTTGTTTCTCATTTGGCATTCTACATTTCTTTGAACCAATCTTACATAGTTGGAAATATGTTTCTTGCCAACTGCATCCGAGGGCTGGACATAATGCCCTCACAACACAATCATTGGCTTTAAACCCTTTCGGATTTAAGTTAACTTTTTCAAATTTCATTTTAATCACCTTTCTTTATTTTTCATTTTTTAATATTTTAATATTCGCATAAGTTCATAAACTTCATATTGTAATGTTTTAATATTACTTCTTAATTCCTTTATTCTAAGGCATTGTTTAATTATGAAGTTTTCAATTTCGTATTCTTCTAATGTAAGTTGCTTTAATCCTTTTTTGATATCCTCCATTTCCATATTCATAGTTTTGATAGCATTTTCCTTTTCTGTTATCTTTTTTTCAATGTTCTCTTTCATTTCAATTCTCCTTCCTTTAATAATTGATATTATTATATGATATCTTTATGGAAAAATCAAGGCATAAAATAAAAGTTCTTTAAAAACTTTTTATTTTTAACAACAAAAAAGAGCCAAGTAGGCTCTTAATAAGTTTAATTACTTAACTCTAATTGTATCCCCTGCATAGATTTTATTAGCGTTAGTAATTTTAGGGTTTAGTTTTTGGATAGCACCGATTGTTGTACCATATTTAATAGCTATATCATATAAAGTATCCCCATACACCACTTTATGGTATACAGCTTTACTATTACTAGAACCAAGTTTTTTATTTACAATAGCTTGAATAACACTATAATCATAACCGGCATTGGTAAGTCTATTCTTTCTATCATTACCATTTCCCCATTTACCAGCAATAACTTCGTTAGCAATTTCCTCATTAGATTTTTTAGCGGGTTTTGAACCAGTTCCTAGAATTTCATTTACTCTAGCTTGTACTGCTGAATAATCATATCCGGCATTAGTTAAAGCATTCTTTCTATCTTGTCCGTTACCCCATACTCCTTGAATAACTTCTTGAGCTAATTGTTCAATAGTTTTACCAGGTGTTGGTGCTACAGAACCGCTACCATAACCATTCAAACCAGCTTCTTTGATAATGCTTGGATAATCTTTATAAGCATAATCTTGGTCTGTAACTACTCCTGCTATTTTAGGACTTCTAAGAACATTTGTACTACCACCGAATTGCCATAATCCAGCATTTACACCACTTGGTTTATTTTTAGACCAACTAGCAATCCACCAATCGTATTTCTTATTTAATTCCGAACCACTAATAACATTTCTATACCAATCTACATTAGTATAAACACCAAAGTAATAACCAGCTGCTTCAATGATTTCTCCAAAGGCTTTGACCATAGCGTTTAAAGTATTTCTACCTAATCCTCTAATACTAGGGTCTTCTATATCTAGATATACTGGATAATCAAATTGTTTACCAGCGATTGCTTTTAAGAATGCTCTTGCTTCTGCTTGTGCTGCTGAAACTGATTTGGCATACATATACCAATAAGCTCCAACCCCCCATCCTAATCTTTTAGCGTTAGCATAATGGGTTTCAAATTGATTATCTTTAGTTTGACTATAACCAGCTCTTAAGATAGCAAACTTAACTCCTTCAGAGTTAGCTTTATCATAAGGATAACCTCTTTGCCAAGTACTAATATCAATACCAAATACTGCCATTACTCTTCCACCTCCTCTTCTTCGAATTCTACATCTTCGCCAGGAATACCAAAACTTTCTTCATGCTCTGGACCCATTTCTTCTTCTGGCTGCTCTTTTAATTCAATATCATTAAATTCTTCGGGCATTACAATACCTCCTTTCTACTTTTTAGTTTTTGCTAAATCGTATAGTCCACCTACGCCGAATGCTGTAAATAGACTTACTACAACTGCTAAAGCAATATTATCAAATAGACCAAATACTACTGCTAATACTGCCGCAATTATTCCAATTACTAGGTTTTGAATTGGAATAAATCTTGAAGGAATTACGCTATCTTTGAAGAACATACCTAAAATAGCTGTAACTATTGCAGTAACTCCCATGAAAATAACTTCCATTGTCATAGCAATTCTCCTTTCTTATTTAATCATCTTTTCAAGTTTTTCTTCGATAAAGAATTTTAGTCTCAATACCTCTTCTCTATCATTATTATTATATGATTTATGACATTTATGAACATATTGAATACCTAGAAATCCTATTGGCTCCCCTTCTTTATTATTAAGAATTATGTCATAGAATGACTTAACTCCTTGCGAATGTTTAATATTATAGGTACTAGGCATTGGTTCTTTAATATCTTCTAAATTAGTAACTTCTAATGTCTCTTTATCAAGTAATGTATGAATAAATCTAGGTATGCAGCTTATTGGAACCATTTGTAATTTACTTTGACATCCATATACCCCAGCTCTAACTACTTCATATGTACAACTAGTTTTTAATGCTGACCTTCCATTCGCCCAGTGACCACCATTACTGAAATCATATATCTGAACTCTATCAGCACCAAGTAATTCCTTTAAATCTTCCATCTTATCTACAATTTCCATATCTATACCTGATTGTTTCTTTACTTTCCTAGGTATTGTTTCATCTATCTGCTTTTTAGTTTTATAGGCAGTAACCACTAAAGTACCAAGAGCTGATATAATAGCTGTTATACCCATTAGAAATGCTGTAAACCACTCCATTTTTTATCCTCCTTATTGAATAACTTTAAACTTCTCTTTTCTTACTTCTTGAAAACTACCACCATTTATACTTACGTACATCTTATGTTTATTAAATGATTGACCATTTATACTTACCCATATATACTTATCTGAAACTATAGTAAGATTATCACTCATTACTATCGCTGTACTAGCACCACCACCATTAAAGAACTTGGTTCCTTGCCAATCCTTACTATAAGCATATATACCTATCGCTAATACATCTCCTGGTTCAAATCCATATTCCTCTAATGTTTTAGGGAATGTGTAGGAAGTATTTGCACTATCTGTATCTACTACTTCTACTTGAGTACCATTCTTATATAATCTAACTCTATACCCAGCAACCGCTGTAGAACCTGCTGTTCCAGCATTCCATTTACCGGTTATCTTGGCTCTTGGTATTGGTTCTGGTTGGTCATAACTTAAACTTGGTTTACCAGGTGCACCTGGATTTATGAATGTAGTTTTAAAACTACTAACACTTGTATAACTTCTTCCTGCTGCGTTTGCTGCATTACCTCTGGCATAATATGTTCGGTTTGGGTCTAATCCTGTGAATGTTCCACTTCTGGAACTAATAGTCTTTACTACTGAACCCCAGTTAGATAAACTTAAATCTATATAGCTATCCGTTACACTAGCATTGTTAGTATTATTTATATTGAATGAAATCTTTGCTGATTTATCTGATACATTACTAATAGATAAACCGCTTAAACTAGGAGCTGCTGCTGTTGGTAATTCATGTACCCCTAAGGTTACATATCCATTCGGACTGGATGCTGCATAGTTTTTACCTGCAACACCAACACTGACCGTGGTATAACTAGAGTTAGTTGCCAGTGATACTGTTTTGCTATACCAACCTGTGTAATATTTAGTTCCTCGACTTGAATTTGTACCACTATTTTTAACTACATTTCTATTTCCTTCAACCCATAAAGCCCAAGTATTACTCGACCAGGCAGAGGTACTTTGATAAATATATGCTCTGTATTGAAATGAAACTGTAGTACCATTTCTAGAAACATTTCTAATTTCACCACCAACATTAGTAGCAACGTTTACATAACTACTAGAATTGGCTTCACTTATCCACGCCATTCATTACACCTCCTAACTTGAAGTATCAATCCAAATAATGGTTTTTCCTGCTTGTACTTGTGGTTGGGTTCCACCAATTTTTAAAATAATATTTCCATCACTAATAACACCATAAGCCTCTACAGCTTGTTTTGTTTTTAATGGTGTCATGTATTTATTATCTACTGAACCATTTTGTGCTTCTTGCTGACTGGCTACCCCATAATTACTGACGCTTCCTAATCCGACCTGCCCTTTAGTAACAGTATGTGGATTAGCTTTATTATTGATATGATTTGTTAATGCTGTATTAACTGCACCAACATCTGTATTTATTTTAGTAGTTAAGGTATTAGTTACATTGGTGATAGCTTGGTCCATATCATCTTGTGTGGCATACACTAATGATTTATCAATAGTAATAGTTACATTATTTACATTTCCTACTATAACGCTTAAATCTATTAACTGCTCTGAAACAGCTCCTCCTGCTGGTATATAACTTGCTTCATCTCCAGCATTATCATAACTAAATAAGTATTCTGTATTATCGCCATCTAAATCTTTGGCGTATAACCCAACTTCCTTCCAATAGAATGCCGCAGTTACTGTTTCACCATATAGGTTAGCACCAATTAACATAGTTTTATAATCTATAATAGAACTACGCGCTATTGGTAAACTTTGCTTAACACTAACTAAATCAGTCATAATAGATATATCCGATGGTGCTTCCCCGTCACCCATCTTAATATGAGTGAATTGGATATTATGACCATTTAATAGATTGGTAAGTAATTCTAAACCTTTATTAGTTAATTGTAATCCATTAAACATTTACTATACCTCCTTCTTCATTTATATTATAAGCACTAGGTATTTTATATTTAGTACCATAATTCATTGCTATTCCAACTAAAACATTTCCTCCAGCTATAGAAGGTCCCCCTATTTCTAGCTCTATATTGGCTGGTATAGCATTTCTTAATTGTTTTTCTACTTCCAACATCAATTCTGTATCAAGACCTGATAGAATAATTGTTGCCGTATAATCTTGATAATTCATATTCAAGGTCCATCCAGTAGATGAACCTGTAATTTCTGTAAGTTTTTGTCTTAACCATCTAATAGTATATGGTAGCTTACTTGTAAGAATATTATTAACTCTAAATCTTCTAACTTCTAAAGAATCTGTGTCTCCAGGTATAATTCCAAGGGCATTTTCCCATTTACTTATACCATAGTCAGAAGCTGTTTGAACTATTGTTTCCTTATTTATATCAGCTATATAACCATCTAATAAAGATAATTCTATATCTAAATCTTGGTTAATTAGCTGAAACTCTAAAATGGGTTGTAATACTTTAGGTAAATATTTATGAATATTAGACATTGATTACCACATCTCCATTTCTTACAGGTATTTGGTCACTATCTAACGAAATATTAGCAGTTCCATTATTTATTTTAGTATTAGTAATATCTAAAACCCCAGCTATTCCTAATAACCTTGTTTCTAGTTGACTTACCCTTACAATAATATTTTCTTCTTTATCCCAATCTTTAGCTAAAGAATTGAAATAATTATCTACAACCTCATTTACACTTTCTTGAATATCCTCCGCACTAGTTCCAGCTTGTAAGGTAAATGTTGCTGATATAGAAATATTTAATGCTTCTGCACCAACTACTGTAACGATATGTCCTATTGGAGCAATACCCATTCCTGTTTGGTCTTGAGTTGGGTCAACTGCTTGTTGAACTTCACTTACTAATGTTCCATCTGGAACCCCATATTGGCTATTAGTAATAATTAACTTAACTGTTCCGCCACCATTCCATATAGGAACAACTTTACATCCACCAACGCCCGTAAGAGCTTTTACTTTATTCTGATAATCTGAAACATTACCACCAAATTGAGGTGCTGTAACAACTTCCATATATCTTTCCCTTAAAGCATCATCTGTTTCTGTATCATCCCCTAAATCAATGATATCAGTTAATTCTGCTTTAGTTAGTCCAGTAATAAAGCTAATCGGAGTAAGAGAACCATAATAACTATTACCAACAATACCAGCTTGTTCACATTGTAACCTAGAATTATTAGTTCCTTCTATATTAGAAATAACTATATAAGAATTAGTTCCATCAGAAAATCTAGAATCAACAGGTACCACCATATTGAATTCACCTTTTCTAATTGCTTTAGTAGCTTCTTTTCTGGTTACTCCATTCTGTTTAACCAAGGCATCTAAAGCATCCCCTACGGCAGTATCAATAAATACTTGTTCATAAACTCCTGATAATTCTATGTACATTTGAGCTAATTCTACACAACATGGTGCTAAAGCATCATATATAATAGACCCTTGTCTCTTATCAATACTATTAGGAACTCTATCTAAACATCTCTGTAATATTTGTTCATAAGTAGGTATTTCATTCATTAAATATTCACCTCCCATTCAATTGTTATATCACCAATGTTTGTTTCTACTAAAAATACTATTGAAGCACTATCTTCTGTATAAGTAATATCAAAATCACTTACTTCTAGAATTCTATCATCTTCGGTTAATGCTTCTCTAATAACTCTTTGTAGTTCGCTGGTGACATAATCTCTTTGTTTACCAATTAGACCATCAAATTCTACCCCATAATACCAGTTATAAATCATTGATTCATATCTTTCTGTTTGAAGTATTAAATAGATGGATTGTATAATGGCATCTTTATCGTCTATGTAACCAGAAATACGATTGGTATTTCTATTTATATTATATGTATAAGATGTCATCTGTTCGTCTAATTGATTTATTAGATTTAACTCCGGTAACATGTATCTTACCTCCTTCATTAAATATTTTATGATTACTAATTACTTATCTTAACCCAACCATAAACAACTATGTAAGGTGGCATATTATTATGTGGTTTATTACCTCCTCTTGATTCCATATAGTTTCCTATCCAACAGTTTGACTGAACTGCGACATTTGGGGCGTATGAAACTCGAACACCTCCACCTCCACCATCACCTCTATCTGCCAAAACATTACCACTGTATGAGCCTTTTACCATTCCATGTTCGTGGGCTGCTAATTCATTAAGGGTTAGTATATGAGTTGCTTCTCCACCGGTTTGACCACCCTTATAAGTATCACCAGCTAGTAATAAGAATCTATCCTTTATAGGTTCCCAAGTACCACCAAAGAATTGTCCTGGATTAACATTAGAAATACTTAAGTATATATAACCAATAGGGAAATAACATAATGGTTGGTAATAATTAGTACCTTGTTTTAGTTTAATTGGAGTAGGCATAATTTTCACCTCCTCCAATTAGGTTAGTATCCAAATACATATCATTTTTTAATTTTACTCTTTTTGCCATTTAATTCGGTAAATATCTAACTAATTCTTTTCCATATATATACTGCTAAATATGGAGGCATATTATTGTGAGGCTGTGAACCACCGGTTGGAAAAACATTAAAAGTATAATATTGCGTTCCTGCTGGATTTCCATAAACAAGCACTTTATCATAGCCACCAAGTGGATCCTTATCAATATAAGCTTCATAATTGTGACCGTGGGAAGGCATTTCATTAATGGTTAGTGCGTGTGTTGCTTCTCCACCAGTTGAACCAATTTTATAAGTACTATCATCTGCCGCTAAAAGAAATCTTCCTTTAATTCTCTCCCACGTTCCGCCGAAGTAAGTACTTGGGTTTGTGGTATCAGTAGATATAAATATGGAACCTATTGGATAAATGTTATCCAATAAATTATTTAGATAATACCATCCCCCCCCTCTTATGCACTACATATTGAGTGGAAAGGTATTGGTTATTTACTAATTTTACTGCTTTACTCATATTATTTGAGTATCTTTAATTAAGCTGTTCTTATCCAAACATAACAAGTAATATAAGGCTGTAAACTGCTATTTTCTGTTGTATGATATCCTAATTTTTCCCAACTTAAATCAGTTCTTGGAACATTAACAGTATCAGTCCAATTTCCATAAAAATCTCTATATACGCCTTTATCGGTACCTAGGTCATTTGTAACTCCTAATGCATACTGACCATTCTTTTGTACCCAAGTTAATGCACTAACGTGTTTATGTATTTTACTTCCTCCAATTTTCTTAACTGTATTAAAGTCACTATCAGAAGTATTTACGCATACTAAACATCTACCTGGACCAAATAGTTCCCACTTACCACCAAGAAAGTTTGATGGATTTGTTGCTATAGTAGTAAGAAATAAATCTCCTATCCTATAATATGGAGTGGTTACAATTTTATTACCTGTTTTATCTTTTAAATAAACTGCCTTCATTCTATTCTAATAGATTATTTTATTCTTTTCCATACCCATACGCCAATATGCGGAATATCATGTGAATGTCCTTTTCCTCCACCAGTTGGTCGTGCTAAATTCATATCTACATATTTGCTATTTTTTTGTACTAAATTTACGCCATATAAAGCCAAACCAACATCGTATCCTGCTTTATCTACAACAATATTATGATTATGACTTGGTATTTGGTTAATTGTTAATGTTGTATCAAAGCTTTTTGTATGACCAACACTACTATCCATAAGGTTGTTATCAACAGAGGTATTACACCCCCAAAGAAATCCTCCAGAAATCTTTTCCCAAGTACCACCAAAGTATTTACTTGGATTATCATTAGATACGGTTAAGAATATTGAACCAATAGGCATCCACGGTGCAGCAAATACCTTATTTCCATTTTTATCTTTTAACTGAACCGCCTTAGCCATTGGCATCACCTAATCTATTTATACCTCCTTTCGGAGATATTAGAGAAGGAACATAGCTTAATAAATAACTCGTTCCCCCCCCCCATGTACTAATCTAATGTTCATTTTGAACACTCTCCTTTCTTTTATACTAAAATTCTTCAATTACCTCGAATTGAAGAAAATTGGTATCAACATAATTCTTATTGATTAATTGATTAGCAGTAGTCGGTGTTTTTGAACTTTCTGGTAATGTACTAAATGTTTTCTTACCACTAATAGTTTGTGCACCATCTAATGTAACATAATTACTTAAATCAACTGGTGCTGGTTTATTTAATAAATCGTTATAACTACCAGTTTTAGCTACTTTATGAAGTGATATAATACCTTTAAGTTCCTCCGACTCATTAACTGATAGAGAAGTACTATTTGCCGTATTTAACTTTGGTTTATTTTGTAACTCATTATAGTTAATTGTACTGGCACTGGCACTTTTCCCTAATATATAGAATCGTTGTCCGTTACTGTACCTAATCATTTGAATTTTTTCTCCCACAGTAAGTGGTAGGGCTGAGCTAGGAGAATTGTCATCTAATCCTAGACTCATAGGTTCAATGAAGCTCAGCCCTATTACGATTCTATTGTTTATTCTTATTTCTAAAGGTTCAAGAGATTGAACGGTTCCTATAATAATATCTGTAAAACTAATTGAAGCAAGTTTTCTATTTATAGCTTCATTTACTGTAGTAATCATACTCATTCAAATCTCACCTCCAAGTCCATTGTATGTATACCTGACTCGTAGGTATCATCAATTTTAGTTATTAAAGCATTTTGTCTAAATACTACCCCAGGTATATCGGTTATATCTAAATAAATACCATTACCTGGTTCTAAATCTATTACTCCTTCGCATTTTAAAGTTAAGGTTTTTTCTACTTTGTTATATAAAGATAGATATTGTTGTGCCTTTTCTTGTATTTGCGCTGAAGTCATATTTTCATCAACAGATTCATACTTCTGTAATTTACCCCATCTTTTAATATTATTACTATCCATTACTATATAAGTTTCTCTCTTACCAGTATCTTCATTATCTTTATATAATTTTACGCTGTTGTAGGTTTCATTATCAATACTTTCTTTATAACTATATTCTTTTAATAAACTAACATCACCTACAACTAGATTTGTAACTAATTTAGAAACATCTCTGCAACATAAGTATCCGAATTCATCTCTAATAATATATTGCCTACCAGTTCCTTGTAAAGTAAAATCAATTGCTCTTTGAATTATATCTCCAAGTGCTTTATTATCTTCTACCCTCTCTGGTAAAATATATCCACTACCTTCAATTACACCTAATCTTAATCCAAAGTCATTTCCAATTAGTTTAATAATTTTTTCCATAGTACTTCCAGTAAGAACATAAGTTTCATTATTTTTAAGATATCTTAACTGGTCGTATGCTGTTATTTTAACTTCTTTACCAGTAGGTTCACTAGTAAATACATAACCAAAGAATTTACCCTTTCTTTTTCCATCTTGGGTAACAGTTAAACTAACTGTACTACCCATTGGTATTCTTATTTTTTGAACATTTGTATTTACAGTAAAAGAACACTTACCAGTAGAACTATCAATAGGTTTACTAGTACTTATAGAACTTGCCAAATTACTTAAATCCCATATAGTTCCATCTTCGGAACTTTGTACTATTAACTCTATGCTATCATACTTCATAAGTGTTCGCCTCCTAACTTGGAATAGATAATACCTGTCCAGGTCTTATTAGATTAGGATTTCCTCCTATTACATTCTTATTATTATTATATGTATAAATCTCGTTCCATCTGCTTCCATCACCTAGTAATCTTTGTGCTATAGTCCATAAGTTATCCCCACTAACAACAGTATAAGTTTTAGGTATTGATTTCTCAACCGCCCTATTACTATTTGTATTAGTTGGTGTTGCTGAACTTACTTTTTGAGTGGTACTATCAGCACTAACAAATCCTGTAGATGTTGCTTTTAGAATTCTAATATTATGTTCTTTATATTCTTTTAATTGTAATTCATAATCTACATCATCTGTACCATATTGGTAGGTGTTACTAAATGATTCTATACTAACAAGCATATTTATATTCAAATCGGTAATAATAAGTCTAAAAGGTTTCCTATCCTTCTTAATATCTTCAAAGAATTTAATATAAAACTCTGGTCCTTCAAATTGACCTCCTGTATTTATATATAATTCCCCGTTATATCTTTTAGGAAAGAAGGAGCTAATAGTAAGCTCCTTTAATCCTGGAAAACCTATATTACTAATTTCACCTTGACCAACTGTATCAGTAGTATCATTATTTGAACTACTATCAATTGTTATATCTTCTGGATTAACTGGTAATTGTATTAACCTATCATTATATTTTGCGAAAAAACTTATCATAATCTTAAGCCTCCTCTACTACATACAATTCAGATAATTCCTCTTGCATCATTCTATCTAATTCATCTTTAATAGCATTGATGTCAGCGGTTTCTTTTACATCTCCGAATTGAATGTTTACATTTGGTGTTATATGTTTGTAATTTAACATATAGTCTTTAGTAGCAATATCTTTTAGTAATTTCAAATCTTCATCTGAAATGTCTACCTCATTACTTGTTTTATCAGCCTCTATAGAAACTGGTAAGTTACCGTTAGGGTCTATCATTGAAGAATAATCATATCCACCCATATCTTGCTGTGTTTGGTCCATATCTGGCATTATACTATCTAACATAGCACCTGGGTCAAAAGAACCAACTGCATCGGCAATACTTGCTGCGGCATTATCACCCCACGCTTTACCATCATTAAAGGCATCACTTACCCAACCATCACCGAATGCTTCAAAGGTATTCATACCTTTATTAAACTCATCGGCAATATTCTTATACTCCTCTTTTGAATCTTCTGCCTCTGCTTTTTTATCAGCATACTTCTTAGCGGCGCTAGTAAGACCTTTAGTATCTATATCAACGAATGGTAATTTATTTAACATTTCTACTATACCAAGAATTACATTTGTTCCTGTTTCCAATAATCCCCAGAACCAAGCTTGAATGCTCTTAATAGCATTTCCGAATGCTGTCATCATATTACTTGCTAAAGCACCAATGGCATTTCCTATTGCTAAAGCAATATTTGCTACCATTAGTCCTAAGTTTTTAAAGAATTGAATTACTACATTTACTCCTCCAGCAATCATTCCTAAACCACTAGAAGCAATTCCAGTTGCCTTTGCAATCCAATCTATGAATAAGTAAATTGCTGCAACTAATGCTATTACTAATACTATAATCCAAACAATCGGGCAAGCATACATAGCAGTATTTGTAGCCCATTGTGCTACTTGCCAAGCGGCATACGCTAATACTAATATACCAATTATTCCAGCCAGAGTTAGTAATACTGGGTTCATTGTAGTTATAGCTCCAACCACTATACCTATTACTGCTGCAACTAATAATAACTGCCAATGAGCAATAGCCCAAGTAGCAATAGATAAAAGTACTTTACCTATCATTGATGCTAACGCTGGAACTAATAATCCCGTTAATACTACCGCCAGAGCTGTTACTACTGGAATTGTTATCCACATATTATCTTTAAAGAATTGAATGGCATTTCCAATAGCATCAAATACCCATATAGCACCATTAGCAAGACTTTGAATGATTTGTAATATAACATTTACTGAATTCTGGAAGGTATCACTATTTAGCATTTCAGATATTCTATCTGCAACAGGCTGTAAATAATATGCCGCACTATTTTGAATACTAGTCATAGCATTACCAAAAGTTTTAGGCATTTGTTCCATCTTGGCTTCTATATCATCTCCGGCACTAAATAAGGCATTCTTCATTATATCTGCCGTAATTTCTCCGTTAGCACCCATTTCTTTAAGTTCTGCTGTAGATTTACCAGTGTATTCTGCAATAGCTTGATAGAACATTGGAGCATTTTCTCTTATTGACCTTAACTCATCACCTTGTAGCATACCAGAACTCATTGCTTGGGTTAGCTGATACATAGCCGCACTTTTTTCGGATTCACTTGCTCCTGATACCGTAAATGATTTATTCATTAACTCCGTGAATGCAACCATCTCATCATTATTCTTAAAGGCATCCCCAGCTAGCATACCAAGTTTAGCAATACTCTTTGCCATATCTTGATAAGAACCTCTAGACCTTTGTGCTGCTTGGTAGATATCTTCTTGTAACTCGGCTGTGGTTCTTTGACCATCATTTATCAAATCTATTCTAGCTTTTGTTAAGGTTAGTTCATCAGAATAATTTAAAACACTACCAACACCTCTTGCTATAGATTGGGTTAATTGTAAGGCTTGGTTAATTGCTATAACATTTGTTTGCCATTTACTAAAACCAGTTTCTATTTTATCCTGAGGTGGTTTAATTTTACCAGTATTATCAGCTACGGCATTTACTGCAGATGCTTGTTCCCATATCTCATCAGTTAACCTATTAGATTGATTGATTAGGTTTTCTTTTTGATTTCTAACATTCATTAAACTCTTTTCAATTCTAAATATAGCTTTTTCATTCTGGTTATAGGCACTTTTCTCCCTATTCAAATCTTGAACTAGAAATTGCTCTTGTCTTCTCATCATATCTATTTTAGCATTGATTTGTTCTTGTTTGGAAATCAATTGGTTATATCTAGATACTGCTTGATTCAATGCCGGATTTATACTAGAAACCCCAGCACCTAGGTTGGAGGACTTATTAGAAAGCTCTTCGGCTTTATCAATTACGCTATCCATTGCATTGGCAACGCTATTAAATGTTTTCGTAGCATTGTCCTGCATTTTAAATACTGAACTAATTGTAGCCATATTGACCTCCTATTCTGTACGCATTATTTTTTCTTTCTAGAAGCTGCCCTCATTTTAGCACTTTCTTTCTTCTTTTCTTTTTCATACTCATCAATAAAGGCAATAATTAAGGCCTTCTCTTTCACTGGTAAATTAGCGAATTCGGAAGGCCTCATGTGTATTTTATGGAAAGCGAAGTATGCGTACATTGTTTCGCCATCACCTTCCGCAATTAGTTTTTTGCTTCTTCTATTTCATCATTGATATCTACATCGAATCCAGAAAGTCTACTAATCTGATTTCCTAGTTCTACTATTTCTCCTGCTAATAATACTTTAGCAACTGCTTGTTCTGGAGTTTGTACTCCAAGACCTTTTAAGAAATCGGCTTCTTTAAAGTTTGGGTCTACGCAATGGTTAATAATACAAAGATTATTAAACTTTGCACTATCGAATGAAGTTTCTCTTTTCTTACCATTCATTTTGATTGTAGTACATTGTTTTTGATAACTACCAAACTCTTCTCCATTCATTGGTCTAATCTTAAACTTTAATAACTTGCCATCTTTATCTTTAAATCTAGGACTAATAGCAACTTCTACATCTTTACTAATAGCATCTGAATTCTCCAGTAAGAAATCTTTTAATGCTGACATATAATCATCTCCTCCTCTTATTGCCAGTTTATATCGGCATATAAGGTAAGTTTATAGTTAACCGATAATTTATATTGATTATTCCTATAACTTACCTAATTGCCTATGTTATATAACCCAATTTTTACTAATCTGTATAAACTGGATTACCAAAACTATCTAATATATCGAAATCACTAAATGTGAAATCCATATCTTCATCTAAAGCATCTGAATCAACATCGAACTTTGCTAGATTAACACTATCAATTACGCAATCGTAAAGGCATACAGTTTGTTTACCAATTGTAGTACCTTTATCCTCATTAGTAATAACTAACTTGAATGCAGGTAAGATACCTTCCTTTGCATATTTTAATAGCATATTTCTAAATATAGTTGTTACATAATAGATAGTCATTGAGCCAGAACCAGTCCAACCAGTTGCCTTATTCTGTACTCCTCTCTTACCCATTACTTTAACTTCAGATTTATTAAGTTCAGCTGTTGCTTCAATACTTTTAGCATAGAAGAATTCCTCGATTTTACCATCTACCTCAATGTAGGCAACGGCTTCTGAACCTGCAGGAATATCACTAGCTTTTAATGTTTTCATCTACAACACCTCCTCTATTATCTTACGTTTACAACCATATATAGTTTATCTACACTATATGTTGGTTGGATATATATTTCAGAATAGAATGAATCTTCTTGTTCTCCAGCTTCTACTAAAACATCGCTAGCACTATTGAAGTTAATAATTGCTCCACTAGTTTGTAGTTCTGTTAGATAAGTAATAATACTTGCTTTGAACAATGATAGACCAGCGCTATCTGAAGTAACCTTACCAATATAGTTTTGTTCAAAATCTAATGCTATATGGTTAGCAACTGCATCTAATAATCTAATTACTTTATTCTCTTTAAATGCTTTAGTAACATCATCTCTTAAAATAACTAAAGTATTGATATCTTTTTCTATTACAATAGCACCATCTCTTCTTTGGCTAATAATTAAATAACCAGTTTGAATTAGGTTTTCGATATCATCTTCTACTACTGTACCAGTAACTTCTGTAGCATTTGCAACTACTTTATAAGTATTAGATTCAGTAATATCAGCTCCAGCAGTAGCTCCTGCTACCCATACTACCATTTCTTCTCCACTAAGTTCAGTACCATCAGAATACTTAACTCCTTGGTTGTAAGTACTAATAACTCCTTCATAGTTTGCTACTGCATAGTTATTGATAACAGCTTGACATTTAATTCCTCTAGTTTCTCTCATTTCTTGAATGAAATCTTTAATATCAGAACCATTAAATAATTCTGCATCATCATCAAAGTTATATGCTGCTAAAGTATCAAATTCTTTAGTTTTTAGTAATGCTAAATACTCTGTATAATTTTGAGTAGTAAATGTTCCATCTGCTCCTGTAGTTAGCAATGTATTAACTACCTCTTTACTAATAGCTCCAGTACCACTAAAATCAACAAAGTCATTACTAACTAATTCACTAATGTTAGCAACTATTTGCGAATCTTTTTGAGTACTTCCAAGATAAGTATTAACTTGATATCCACCACTATATGCTTGTTTAACTCCTACACTAATAGTATTACCAATAGAACCAGCGTATTTAGCAGTAACAGTTAGATTAATACTTTCGCCAACTGATAATGTAGCTGTAGCTTTAACACCACCTTTATCACCACGATATAGTAATAAAGTATGAGCATTCTCTAATGCAGCTTTAACTAGTTTTGCTTTAGCATTATAAATATTGCATCCAATAAGTTTTTCTAAATTACTATTGTATAAATCATTTACGGTAATAGTAATTAGTTCATCTTCTGGACCCCAACCGATTGGTGCTGCCATTGTCATAACCCCACGACTACCAACTATATTATCTTCAGCTGGAACACCTTGGAATTTAATATAGGCACCTGGTCTAATTTTATTTTGACTTTGAAAAACTCCACCTGCCATATTACATATCCTCCTTTTCTTTATTTATTATATGTGTTACAAGTGTGTTCGATTTAACTTTATCTATATTCAAATACTCAACAGTTCTCAATGGAAAACTTATTTGAAATAGTAAAACTCCATCACTTACTTCTATAGTAATTTCATTTATTCTATTTGGTTTACTATATACTTTATCTCCATCAATATTTATTATTTCTAGGTATTTGAATATTTGCTTTAACACATCTATTTTATCATTTATATCTTTAACTTTACTATATTTTTCATTTGTGAAATACTTAATAGCATATCTATAAGTGTTATCTGTCATTTTATATTCATGTCCTGTATAACCTTTACGAGCTATATTATCAACTCTACTTATGCCGAATGAAGGAGTTTCAAAACCTTGTGGAATTTCCTCATCATAATACTTATATGAATTACCAAAAGCATTTTTCAAAGCATATACTATAGAACCACGAATTATATTTTCTGTAATTTCTATATTCATACTATAAACCTGCCTCCTTTACAAATTCATTAAATAGTTGATTCCAAACTCTAGTCATCTCCGCTTTTACTTCATCAGTAGAAATAGTTAGCATCCAAACTGGCTCTACATAACTTAATCTACCTCTGGTAAAATGACCGAATTCTACATATGAGGCATAACTTTCGTCCATACCATTATCTCTAGCATCATTATATATGCTTATTTCCATTGTATTACCTTTGACGGTTACTTTAGAAATCTTCCAACTTCTTCTTAACCTACCAGTATCTACCGGTGTTCTAGGTATTACCTTTTCCATAACCATACCCGCTAGAGTTTCTAGAAATCTTCTTTCAAAATCTTTTAATTTTCTAGAAGCCTCTAAAACATTTCTTTGATATTGACTTATAGCTCTAGTATCAATACTATAACCGTATGCCATCTAATTCTCCTCATCTATTTGTATTGGTATTTCTTGATGGGTATCAAATCTATTAGGTTTACCACATATTCCTTCAACTAATTGTTTTACTCCTGATTCTGGGTCTGTTCTATAGCCTGAAATATAATCTCCTGCTACAATATCATAATCTAAATCAGTAAATACTACAACTTGTTTTAATACTGGCATGTAAGTTTCATTACTATCTGAAGGATTATCCTTTTCAGTAAAACTAAACTTGCAGGCAATATCTTTATATACTTCTTCCCTACCAGCTGGTTGGGTTGCTCCATATATATCGGTATTCTCTTTGATTCTAGATATAGTACAGGTATCCCCATACATTAGATTATTTAATATATGACCGAATGGTCTGATATTAAATGCCATCTAAACCACATCCACAGCCTCCAGGAAACTTCCTAAAAGCCATCAATTGTTTTGCAAAACTATTTAGTAAAGCATCATCATTTGCATTTGGACTATAACCTGTATCTATAGTATCATCAGTACTTCCTGCATCTAAAGAGATAGTAGTATCTCCAGCTTTAACACTGGTAACCCTTTTAGACATTTCTTCTTCGGACATTGAATCTTTTTCAAATAACTTACTATCATTTATTTTAAGTATTTCTATTGCCATATCAACCCATATATAGTAAATAGGTTTTGGCATATCTAATCTGTGGCAATAAGCCTGAATTTTACTTTTAGCTTGTGCTAATATAAACTCTTTATCTTCATCGGTTACTGATTTGGCTTTATCGCCTAGAAGTTTGTTTAATTTATAATCTAAAATCTTTTTAACTTCTTCCATATTAGCACCTCCTCGCTAATCTTATTCTTCATTTATGATTTTGTTCATTAAATCATCTTCCCCATCTTCACCTTCTGGATTTTCACCTTCTGGATTTTCACCTTCTGGGTCTTTATCTTCTTCCTCTTCATCTGCTTTAGCTTCTGCTTCAGCTTTCTTTTCCTCTAGTAAAGCAATTAAATCGGATTTCTTATTAGATGTGAATTTAGTAACTCCAAGAGCTTTTAATTCTTCTCTAATCTCATTAACAGTTCTTTCTTTATCAGCATTCTCTTTTACAGGTTCTTTTCCAATAGGAACTTCTTTACCTGGTTCATATAGAATACCATTATGTTTTACTGCGAATGGAAATTTCATAATAACAATTCTCCTTTCTTTAAAAATAAAGGAGGTATTCTCATACCTCCATTTATTAACTAGGCAGCTGCAACTTTAATTGTAGCAACTTCATTCATTCTTTCAAAAGAAGGTAATACGATTTCAGAAACGATTGTTTCTTTATTAACTGGATGAGGAATATTGATTGTAGTAACCGCTACTCCTGTTTCAACGATTGATACATCTCCATTAAAGTTAGCTGATTGTAAATCTGCTTCTTCTGGAGTAGTACCATAATAAGTATTACCAAGAGTACTTGCAGGTAACAAAGTAATGTATCCATCTGGATAGAAGTTCTTTGTTGCTCCTGTTTCATCTTTGAATTTCTTATCATATACTGCAACGCTTAATCCAAGTTCGCTTAATAGTAATGATTTTAATTCTGCTTCCCTAACTAGGTTAGCACCATTAGCTAATGGATTGATAGCAATCTTGATTGATTTATTTTGAAGTAAGTAATTAAATGTTTTTTGAGTCATAATAGCTCTAGTAGGTTTTACACCAGTTAAATCAACAATCTTTTGTTGCATTTCTCTAATATCTTCAAGTGGGGTACTATTAGTAGTATCTGTCCATAATGAAGTACCACTTAATTCCTCATAGTTATTAGTTTGCCAATCACCATCTACATCATAGTTATAAGTATAATCTACATTATTTGCTACTATACTAATACCACCTGTAACTAGTAATTGCATTCTCATTCTTTCACTTTGAATTAAGGCACCTTCAATTAGTTGTGCTCTATCATCAAAGATTTCATTGATAATTGAACTGTATAAGTTTTGATTATCATTTTCTCTAAATCTTAATAATTCTTGACGGTCTCTTTCTTTAATCGTCATAGCTTCTCTAAAGAATGGCATTTCAGTTTCAATCTTTTTAACACCAATTCTATCTCTTACTGTTGCTTTAGTATCGAAATGACTTGGTTTTAATGCAATAGGTAATCCTTTATAACCTTTAATCCAAGCAAGGTCCAATCCCATTTTCTTTTTAGCTGGGAATAACCCTTCACCTAGATAAGGAATTCGATTACTTACTGTTTCTTGCCAATATGTTGTTAATGCCTTTGCACTAACTAAATCCATAATTGAATTCATCTTTCTTTCCTCCCTTATCTAAATATTTTATGCACTAGTTGATACTGTTACTGTATTACCACTTTGTGATACAGAAATACCAGTTCCTGCAGCTACAGCAGTTCCTCCTGCATAATCTGTATCAGCATTGCTCATAAAGAAAATTCCTCTCAAAGCAGTTTTAGCAGCATCAGAAATAGTAACACCAGTATTCTTTTCAATTTTAGCTTCATCTAAAGTACCTTTATATACTCCAGCACCTGGCGCATCCCCATTAGTTACATCCACATCTTTTAATAGAACATATCTAACAGTGCCATCGTTTGCAATTTCCCCATCCTTATCTAACAAAGAACCTGCTTTAACAATCTTTTTACCAGTTTTTGCATCAGCAGTTACTCCTGTGTCTGAAACCATAATAGGTCTTGCACTATATGGGTCAAGGTTAAATAAGATGTCAATGCTTGTACCGTATTCTGTTGAAATAACTTTCATTTCTAATCCTCCTTTTCTATTATTCACCAAAGTAATTACTATCAGCAGCAGCTTTTACTGCCTCATTATGTCCTTTGGCAAGGTTTTTGGCAAATAACTCTGCTTTACTTAAGTTAGTAGGTTGGCTAGAATCTCCATCTTTAGGACTAGCACCTTTAACATAAGGATTAGCACCACTTTGGTTATTACCATTATTTCCTTCATCACCTTCTGGAATAAATAGATAGTTATCAGATTGTTTTAGAGTTTTTAATGCCTCTTTCAATCCTGATTTAACTTTTCCATTATCATCCATAATGATATCATCCATCTTTAGCATATTCATTACTACATCTGGATTATGCACTTTTCCCATTAACTCTAATTTAATGGCATTAGATTTACGTTCTTGTGCTAATAACTTATCAGCTTCTTCTTTAGCCGTTTTATTAGCATTTTGTAAATCTTGGATAGTTTTCTTTAAGTCTTCATTAGATTCATTATTCTTTTTTAAATCCTCTAATTGTTTATCCCTTTCTCCTAATTGTGTCTCTAGGTTCTTTTTCTCTTTATTGACCTCATTGAATCTTTCTTTGGTTACATAGACTCCATCAACAATATCTCCAAAGTTATCTACAACCTTTTGAGCTAATTCATCTGAAAGTCCTAACTTAACTAACTTATCCTTCATAAATAAAATCTCCTCCTTTTATTATTCCGCTTTTTTCCGAGGTAAGCGAGCCTCGAATAAAAGATAGAATCATTTATCATTATTATTATATGTTTAGTTCGTATAATAATTATTTTTAAGGGTCTTTTCTATTCTTTTCCTTAATGTATCTGATAATTTATCCATATCATATTCTATATAGTTACCAAATCTCATAAACTTTTCTGGAAAATCATATCCGTATACGAAGTTTAGTTTAGTATCTATACAATAACATCTATCATCTGATTTATTTAGTTTAACTAAATATCTATAACCATCCATAGCTAATATTATCATTCTATCACCTCATATTCGATTTTTAATTTATCTAACTTATCAGTTATATTTTTTAATACCTTATCATCTATATTAAGTGATTGCTTACCTCTCCAAGTATCGAATGATTTGTAGATATATATTTTTTCTATATCTTTTATACTAACTCCTCCGTGGAATTGTAATTCTACATAAGGTATATTTTCAGTTATATCTTTTAAATCTTTAGGCAACTTGCCAACGAATTTACCATAGTTATCCGTCAATGACCTATTTGCTGATATGGATATCTTGGATGGGTCAGTAAATAAACTAGGAACCTTTACATCCCATCTAGTTCCATCTAAAGAATCTCCAAAGGTAAAGGTAGTTCTATTAGATAAATTACTTTTCTTTAGTTTTATAGCAACATTACCATACATTATAGAACCATTAGTAGAACTTCCATCAAAGCCATTTTTAAAATTAGTTAGATAACCATATATAGGTCTAAGGCTATCTTCTAAATCTAAATTATAACCAAATAATGTTTGTTCCATTTCTTTTCTTATATCAGCATTTATAGTTGTACTTGATTTACCGGTTTCGAATTGAGATTTAATTCTTCCATCTTCTAATATCTTGTCTAAATTCTCCATCGAAACTCTTGTAGCCATATCATTTTCATCTAATATATCTTTTAGGTCCTTTTCTATTTGTTTCTCCATCTCCTCAGTAAATTCATCTATGTGTCTTTCTTTGAAATCATTATAACTATCTTGATTTCTATTTAATAGGTCTTGCGAAGGATTTATATCTATAGTACCGTTTGATTGTTTTGCTACGTTATTTACTGGAACTACTGATAAGGCTTTAATTAAAGTTTGTAAATCATTTCTAGTGCTTACTAATGCTTCAGCTTGTTCTTTATCTCCTAATTCTTCTTCCAAGTATTCTTTATAAGTTCTATATCTTCCACTTTTTGTTTTTCCAGTTTCTGTATCTCTATAAACTCTATCTCCTGGTTCATTACCTTCATAATGAGGACTAATAACACTTCGACAATATGGATGCAATGGAGGTACATTTAAACCTATTCTTGCCTCTTCTATTGGAATTATCTGCCCGTCCATTGCTCTACATATCTCTGAAGTCTTCATATCTAAAGTAGCAACAAAGATTAGTTGCTTTGCTCCTATTCTTTGATAGTAAGATAATAACCCTTCATTTTCCATTCTGGCTGATTCGGTCATTATTAGTCTTTTAGCATTAGATTTACTAGTATCCATTCTCTTAGCTAATTTATCAGACATTTTATCATAGTTATCTCCTACGGCTAATCCTTTAACTACTATATCATCTAATGCTTTAACTAATTTCTCTTTATCTTTCCAAATAAGTTCACTAAAATTACCTCCACCAGACCAATTCTCTTTCAATAGATTTTGAATCTTTTCTTTATCTACTTTAGCGAAGGCTTCTTCATTATTATCATATTGAGCTTTATAGTTACTATTAGTAAATATCTTTTCTAAAAACTTACCGCCAGTTTCTTCTATATCAATATCATAAATAGCATTTCTCATTTCTGTTCTTAACTGGTCTAATACAGAATGTTTATGCATGATACTTTGGTTTAGTAAGTAATCTCTGTAGGCTGGGTCTTTAGCTTTAGAGATATAATCCATAACATCATTCTTATATTCCGTTTCCATCTTCTTTGGTAAGATTTGATAGGCTTCTTCTAAAGTAAGATTATTCTCTTTAGCATATCTAGCATATACTTTGGCTAATTTATCATCTATTTGTTTATTAGCACGATTATATATACTAGTTATTCTTTTTAAGTAATCTTCTTCATTCTCTATAACATTAAGTTTATTCTCTAAAGCTCTTTTCTCCCAGTAATTGCTATTCTCCTCAATAGCCTTTTTAATTTCCTCTGTATTCATAGAATTACCTCCTAGCTATTGGTATTACTTTTAGCTTTCTGGTCTTTCTTCTCATCTTTCTTATTATTGTTATTAGTTTTATTACTAGATGGCTTACTATTACTATTTGCTGTTACTTTAGGTAGTTTACTTCCGGTAGTATTTGCCATTATTGGACTATTACCATACATTTCCATTTGTTTTTGCATTTCTTCTTCCTCTGCTACTCTTTGTTCTTCTATAGCTTCTTCTACTTCTGAAACATCTTCTACGAATGGATGTCTTGGTAATAATATACTATCAGGAATCATATCTCTTGAACTATTTATCATAGAAATCAATTCTGATTCATTTACTATATTAGTTTTATTGAATTGGAATGTTACTTCTTCTTCCTCGAAATCTAATCCATGTTTCATTCTAATATCGTAATCTATAAACCATAATAGCCATTCAAAGAATACATCCATTTCTTGCTCTAGCTCTTCTAGGTCTAAATCTAAATCTGAATATAAGAACTTTAATCCTACTCCACTCTTATCTCCAGTTCTGTCGGATTGCATATCTACTCCGCCACCATCTTCGTAGGCGTCTTTTCTAATTCTATCTAATAACTTATCAAATACATCTATATTGAAATCTGTTTCTAATGTATTGGCATCCCCATCAGGGTCTACTAATACTGCTCTATATTTAGCAATATTTGTAGTTAATTCTCCTAGGTCTGCACCAGCATATCCTTTAAATACTTTAATAGCATTTGGAATATCTATAATTACATCTACTGCTGCACTAAATACTTTTTCATAAGCATCTTGATATGCCTTAATGTATTTTAGTAAACTTGTTTCTTCTTCATTATATTTTAAAGGCACCCAAGGTATTCTATCCCAAACCATTTGCTGTGGTTCAAATATAATGTTTCCATCCTCATCTAATTTATAGGTAGTTTCTACTACTTCTCCTTTATCATTTTTAATATCTTCTGTTTGAGGTACCATTAAGGTAAAGTTTCCTTCTTCGGCTAATCTTTCTTTATCCCTAACAAAGCCCTCACTCTCTCTTACATAATGAATAACCCCATTCCTACTATAATAATCAGCGTAAGTAGAAGTTTTAGATTCGCTTCCTTTATATACTACTATATCATAATAATGAATAAGTTGAGCTATTTTAGTATGTTCTCTATCATCCCAGAACACCCTAACTTGATTTCCTGGAACTCTTCTAAAACATAAAGTGCCATTTTCATCATAATATACGTTTAACCAGTTTATTCCTTCTTTTATGGATTCTTTTGCTGTGTTAAATACTTTCCTATACATATATTTGTTGAAATATTCATCTTCTAATATTTGTTTATAATTTTCATTATCTGTTTTTATGCTGTAAGGCTTACCTAATAAGGTGTTAACTTTTTGTCTTGTTAGTTTACGCATTATATTCTTATGCATTTTAGCATTAGATAATTTATCGTTTATAGCTCCATCTGTTCCACAATGGTCATATCTTACCTTTTTATCAATTGGTGTTTCATTATCATAATATGCTATTCCATCTAACATTAGCTTTCTTTCTTTGCTATTCTCCCATTCATCAAATACGGCTTGTACTAATTTATCTACTTCTATATTATTAGCACTAACATTGTAAGTTTCTATGGTATCTTTTACTGCTTGTGGTTCATCAGGTCTTATATAAGTAATCTGTTCTCCACCAAGATTATTATTTAACGTAGAATTCTTACCAAAACTAGACTTACTACTTGGCATTTTTATTTCCTCCTTTTCTTTAAATTATTATATGTATTAGATGCCTTCACAATCCTTACCACAGGTTTGTCTTAATTGCAATATAACAGATTCTAAATATTCTATATCATCTATATATTGCTGTTTAGGTATGGCATCTTCATAACTCTGTATTACGCTATCATATAAACCATAATAATAATTACGTTCATATTTTAATTGCTCTATTTCTCCATTTCTTATTTGTACCTCTTCTACTAAATCATCGCAAATACCCATAAAAAGAATACTGAAGCATATAGCCATTATTAGTAGAGCTATAAGTAATGCTATAACCCCATACATTATTTCATCTTTTCTTTCTTCTAACCATTTTAGGACCTTCTTCATATCCTTCTCTCCTTTCTTTATTATTACCTAAACTATTAAGCTCCTCTCTTAATAGAGATAATTCTTTTTTAGTTTGTTTTATGAGTTGGGATTTTAAATACATTAGATACCTTATTTCTTTCTCCCTTTCTCTTTCCTCTTTATTCATTAGTCAAACCTGCCTTCTTCGTATTGTATATAACCTAAATCGTAGATATCCTTATAAGTATCTTTATGTACTTCCATAAAAGGACTTTCTCCCATAGGTGTTATAAGGAGAAGTTCTCTTGTTTTCTTATTAACTAATAGCATTATATCTACATCTATTTCTTTTTGGAAATATTGTTTTGGTTTCTTTAAACTAACACTAAAACCATACTTACTACATAACTCCTTAAACTCATCCCATTTATTCTCCTTTATAAATGCTCTCATTTCTCATCCTCTCCTCTTGTCTATCTAGTTTATAATCTATTCTCTCGTCTATTTTCTCCATAGACAAATTGTAATATTGTATAAACTGAGCTAGTAATACTAAATTATCTGCTATTTCATCTATTAGTAATTCCTCCTGCCGTTCCACCAAATAATCTTGGTCTCTTAATTCTACCTCTGTTATAGCATCCTGTAATTCGTAATTCTCCTCTGCTAATTTCCTTTGTTGGTGTTTTGGTCCATAATGCTTTATAATTGCTAAGCATCTTTTATCCATTTTCTTCTTTAACATTCCTTTTTCCTCCTCAATATCTTTGGTTGTTCCTTAGGACGTAACCACTTTTCTTCTATTATGTAGTTGTTTTTCTCTATATAAAAACGACTAATATTGGCACTTTCATCGAAATAAGACATAAGTTGCTGGTATAGTTCTATATAATCTCCTTCGCATAATACCACCTTATCTTCATTTCTCGTTTCTGCTATAAACCTTACCATAATCTATTACTCCTTTAGAATCTAAATGTTCTTACTCTTATTCCTTCTGTTGCATATCTTAAAGCATCCATTAAATGGTTGTATTCATCTATTGGCTCATTTAATAATTTCTCTGTATCTTTATCTTTTTTCCACACATAGTTATTTAATTCTATAACGGTATTCTCACAACTTGGGTGAACTATTATCTTGTAATCTTGTAATCTTCCTATACCTTGTCTAATACTATCCTTTCCCTTTAATGCTGAAACGGCTCTTGTTATTCCATAATATTTTAATTCATCTATACTCTTTGGCTCTGCACTATCGCATCTTATTACTTCTTTGCTATATCCTTTATATCTTATAACATCGGCTAACATTAGGTTGGTTTGTCCTACCTTATAAAATTCATCAAATATCCATATTCTCTTATTATCCTCATCCACTATACAAGCAATTAAGGCAGCAACATCATTTGTATAACCAAAGTCCAATCCGAATCTCATTTTTAAATTGGTTTTACCATTTATATTAACCGATTTCCTTATTATTTCCTTATAATTGAAATCCATAACGGTCCAATTTCTAAATATCTGTCCTTCACTAATACCCCAGTTACCAAGACCTTCTATTTGAAATGCTATTGGGTTATTAATTCTAGTTAGATTAAATACTGCAATATCTGCTTCATCTAAAAACTCATTTGCTGCATATATAGTTGTTCCTACGAATATAGATTCTTTAGGTAAACTAGCATACTTATTTATAGTTTTTCTTTTACCCGCATTATACTCATCTAATTCTTCTTCTGTTATATTAACATCAGGACATTTATCAAAGAACCTTCTTTTACCCCACCATTTATCGGACCAGGCATTAAAAGTAAATGTTATTTGTTTCCATAACCCATGTTCTTCTAATGAAGTCCCATCTGGCATTCTACCTCTTATTGATTTATCTACTTTATCAAAATCTTCTTCGGATTCTATTTGGAATGCTTCTTCAAACCAAGCCCAACATAAAATACCATGACCAACTGAAAAGGAAGTAATATTTAACGGGTCATCAAATCCTCTAAAGAATATCTTTTGTCCTGTACTAATTCTTGTTATAGTTAACTCTCCATTATCGGAATTACTATAACTCCAATCATATTGTACTCCTAATCTATTTATAGCCCATATTAAATCATTTCTAGTACTTGTTCTATGAGTATTAAGATGCTTCCTAATTACCACAAGATTTGCCTCAGGAAATTCCATCATATTACTTATATAGAATAAGGCGGTTACTTTAGATTTCTTACTACCTCGACTACCCTTAATTACCCTATATCTTTCTCTACTATACCAGAAGGATTCATATTCCTTACCTATTATCTTATTAAGGTCTATTTCTTTCTCTCTAGGGTTATCTAAAGCTGGTAATTGCTCTTTAAATTGCTTACTCTTATAATACTTGGAAAAACTATCAAATATATTGCTATTATTAGGGTTTAAAGCAAGTGATAATGACATTATAAAACCATCCTTTCCTATAACTAGTTAACTTATTTCCTTATTTACTTTTACATTTATCTTATAACTATTTCTTATTTATTTTGATATAATCTATTACTTATATCTCTTATATCTCTATATACTATTTATCTATATATTCTTTATATTTATATTTTATGTATTTGATTATATTATATTATATAGTTATTATCCCTATTTCCCATCCTCCGCGCGTAAACGATTTTTTCATATAAAAAAGATAGCATTACGCTATCTAACAAAGGCTTTACATTATTCGAATTATTGAGGAAAGGTATCTCAATAATAATATGGAATAATGAAAGGTTATATTTCCTTATCTTATTTGGATTCTATGAATAAGAAAACTACTTAATAAAGTTTATAGAAAGGAGCAACAAGATAAGGACTTTAAAAAATGAAAACTTCTGATAGAGATTTGAACTCTAATATTATATAATCTTTCTCTCTAGATAAGTACTACTCAATTATATAATAGATACCCCATCTTTCCATCTACTCGATTAACATTTGAGTGTTAACATCCTCCGCAATGGTCTTTCAATATACTCCTAGTATCCAGAAGATATAAAAATCAGAGCTTTTTTGATATTCGAAGAATGCTCTGCCAAACTTAACATATATGTCTTTCCATAAGTCAAACCAATTCAATTTACCTATTTCGGATATAGGAATCCAATTAGCACACCTGTCTCTAATTAGGACCTTCTAGTTCTTAAATCTAAACTATCCAAAACTGTTGCCTCTCCTATCGTCCTCCAGCTCAAGAGTCGGTTTAATTATAGGTAAACTACCTACCAGCTGCTTTGGCATTGGTTATACCAGGTACACCGCTTGGTCACCTACATCTATTCTCTCCTAATCATGTCCTTTAGCGCTATGACTACATTAGGTAGATGCCTTAATTAAATTGGAAAAGGATGGTACTCCTATTACTTTAGCCTTTTTACATTAGTATACTATACGTTTATAAGCGCCATTACTACTAACAACCAATGTATTTATATTATATGTTTTACCAATCTGGACCTTCGTATGGATGGAAATCTATTTCTGCATAGAATAATTCTCTCCACTCATCTCTCTCCATCTTTAGTATATAGATTTCATTGTTTCTTTCTAATATTAAATCTTGTTTAGCAGCTACCTCTGTTTCTAAAGAACTTACCTTTTCTTTTAATTGGGTATTCTGCTCCTTCAATTTATTATTATCAATTCTAATAAATATACTATATACAGCTATTACTAATGTTATTACTAATATAATTGGTAAACTATATTTTTGTATTAACAATATCTTACTTCTCATTATCTACCACCAAATATTGTTATACATAGACCAGCAATAACTCTATTGAAAGTCTCCTCTTGGCTTTGCATTGCTGCTCTTAATTCTCTACACTCTTGTTCTTTATAATAGATTTGTTGAGTTAAATCATTATTCTTTCTTTCTAATTCTTCTGTTGCCATTCTGATTTGTTCTTCAACTGATGGTTCTTGTGGCATTGGTTGTTCCTCTGGAATATCTGGAAATTCCTCAATTACTTCTGATTCCAATTCTTCTAATGGAACTGCTTTTAATTTATTCTCCAGCATCTTCTTCATCCTCCTCATCTTTGAAATACTCATCCATCAATGCTGGGAACATTTGTGTTATTGCCATCATTCCTTGAAAAGCATCATCCTCTTGAAACAATTGTTTAAATAGATTAGCAAGTCCCATTGTAATCATTGTCATTAATTGCTCATAAGATAAATCCTCTACTTGTATATCAGTCTCTATATGGAATCCTGTCTTTTCTTCATCTTCTTGTAATACTAATGAAATCTTAGCAGGTTTTGGTCCTTCGACTTTCTTTTCTGATTTTTTATGAGAATTTATAATCTTTTCATTCATTTCAAACATTTCATCAATTTTCTTTTTAACCTCATCCATAATTTCTTCTTTTACTTCTTCTTTACTCTTTCCATTTGCGTTAATTTTAATTTCTCCAATTCCAAACATATTACTTTTCCTTCCTTTCTTTTTCTAAATATGCTTTCTTTTCTTCTTCATCCATCCAATGGGCTACCTTATCTACCCCATTAGTATAGATTCCTTTAATGTTACCCCTATCACTCTTATAAGTATGTAATAAATGAAAGTTAGCTTTTACTAAATCCCATTCTTGTCCTTGAAGTCTTTTATACTTCTGTGGTTTCATTTTCTTCATCTTTTTCCTCCTCAATATTATTATACGAACTTACTAAATTCTTCTTTCTACCTCTTGGTAAAGGTTTATCCTCATTTAATTCATTTAGATAATCTTCTGTAAACGCCCTATAATTATATTCCGTTTGTAATTGATTATCCTTTTTATGTAATTCCTGGACCAAGAACCCTCTCCATTCTTTAGTCTTTAGTTTATCTCTATTTAACCCATAGGTATTCCATAATTCCCACATTTGTTTTATTTGTCTACGTTCAATTCTTAATTGCTGTAATAAAGATATTAGCTCTATAGCACCACTTCTACTTATAATATGGTTTTCTAAATAATGTTCAATATCTCTTATTTTATTTTGTATTTCATCAAGATTAGAACAATAATCATATATATCCGATTCTGCCTCGGTTACCTTTTCAATGCTATCTATTAAATTATTTAATAGAGAGTCCTTCATTTTCGCCATTTTCAGTTGTTCCACCTTTCTTTTTAAGTAATTTATTTTCATCATATAGTTTATTTCGCTCCTCTAAAAGAAAATTGCATTTGTTATTTAACCTTTCAATAGTTTTCTTCAATCTTTTTATCTCTAGCGGTACAGTTAAATCCTTCACTATTTTCTTATATAAATCGCTTTGCATAGTTTCTTTGAATACTTGAAACTCATTTTCTAATTTATTATATTTTGACCGCCAATACCACTCTGATATAAAATCATTTTTCTTATCAGCGTGAGCTTTAAGTAAATCACTAATCAATCCCATTTTAATTATTCTCCTCTAATTGAATATAATCTAGCTTCGTAATAACTACAAGTATAACCTTTAGCATTATCACATTCTTCGTACATATTATCTAGTCCTTCTAATCCTTTTACTAATACAAAACCTAATACTAATCCACAAACAATAGTTAGCATAGTAACCTTAACCCAAGGTCTTAATCTTCTTCTTTTCCTTTTCATTCTTTATACCTCCTCATTAAATGCTTGGAAAATTACATTTCCTTTATTATCTGTAATTTCATATACTATAGTACTTCCACTTATATCTGCTTCGTCTTCATATATATTTGACCATTCTTCAAAGGTTCTTAATTCATCCTCATCATTGGCACAACAATCTACATATAAACCATCTAAAAATTCTACTAATTCGTCTAATGTACCGTCGAAATCAATAATTTCATCTTCTATATATCTTCTTTCGATTGCGCCTTTGTTAATTCTTATTTTCATAACCTTTCTCCTCCTAATTACCATTCCCAAACGTTTACAATTATGTTATCGTTATCGTCTATTTTTACTTCATAACCTAATTGTAATCCAGTTCTATTCATATAATCTACTATAGTGTCAGAATAGAAACTATCTAAAGCATCTTGTACTTGGTCCTTTCTACTTAAATCCGCTCCTCCTGATACAAGGTAATTTAATATCTCCTCTCTTATATCATTTTGTAATTCAGTGAAATCCAATTCTTTTTTCATTTTTTAAATCTCCTCTCTTTTTAATTATGATATAATAATATGATAATTTTATGGAAAAATCAAGGCATAATTTAAAATTTCTTAAAAAACTTTTAATTTTTATTCAAATAGGTATCTAATCCGGCTTTAAAATCCTCAAGCATTCCTGGACTTTCTAATATATAAGTAGCTTTCATATCGGCTATATGTAATATGAGAGATTCTGGATATTTATTAAATAAATTACTAGAACTAAAATAACTAGTATCTACAAATCCTCCCATATGATTTCTAATCATAGCAATTTCTACTTCCGTTAATTGAATATATTGTTGTGCAATTATAATGCTCTTTTCTCCGTGCCCCATTGGAAACATATCTTCAACGGTATAATAAGGTTCCTGTACCCAAGCACCATTCTTCTTAACATTTCGCATTTCCATCTTATAGTAATTAACCTTACATATATCATGTAATAATGATGTTATAATTATGCTCTCTTTTGGCACATTGAATAATTTAATTAAATCTTGCTGTCTCGTGCATTCTTCATAAACATTAAGGCTATGTTTTAATAGCCCTCCTTCATAATTAGAATGATATCTAGTACTAGCTGGTGCCACTTTGAAATCTGAATTATCTAGCCATTGAACAAGATTCTCTATACCTGGTCTTTTAGTACTTAATAATAACTTCTTATAAATCTCCCAATCATTTTGTATCATATTATTCATATCTTACTTGCTCCCTTCTTTCATATTGTTCAAAACAATCATCTCCTAATATCATATCGGTAGGATAACAAGTATCCTTATCTAATACATACTCTCCTTTATGTATTGATTGAATAAAAGGAATGATTGATGATTTAGTATCTACCCCATACTTTTGAAATCTACTTGAACCACTATATACTTCATTACTATATGGTCTTATAAATAGGAATTGAGGAAATAGAGGACTCTTTCTATTAACTGCTACTATAAACCCTCCATATATAACCTCTACTACGAATGGGGTTTTCCATCTATCCCCTCTAGTATACACCAAATCCCCAACCTCAAACTTCTTTAATTTCTTTACCATAATATCTTAAACTCCTTTAACCTTCTTTTTAATTTAGCATTCTGTCTTTTAACCACCCAAACATATTTGAACCAATTTATAATATAATGATAATAGGAATGTTCTTTTATTCCTTGTAAAGTTGCTTTAGCTTGTGCCATTGCCGATTTAATCTTTAGGCATCTTTCTTTTAATGATACTAAATCGCTATCATCCCATATACCCGAATACTTAACGAAATTACTATCGGCATAGAACATTAAGCAATTACTATCAACCGTATTGCACATATGAGTTATACTTGCCAATACTTCCTCATCTGCTGGTTTGAAAGTGGTTTTTAAATCTACTAATACATATAGACTTCTAATAAACAAGTAGTAATCATTTGTTCCTTGTTTTCTTAATACATAACTATTATTATTGTTATATACATCTACCACTTCGTAGAAGTTGAATCCATCATTGTTTTCTTTAAAGGATGCCACTATTGTTCTTCCTTTTGACATTCCTCATTCTCCTCTCGAAATAACCTATAATTTCTCTCATCCACCATTACACAATCATATCCTTTGGCTGCAAATATTTCTGTTATTTTAGAACATACAGCACCTTCTTCAAACTGGTTTAGTAATACTGGGTGATAAGTTTTAGTTTCTTTGTCATAATACAAAACTAATATTTCTCTGTCCTGTTTTTCCATTACCTTTTACCCTCCTTTGCAACTACAGTAGTTACCTTTGACCTATCTACATTTACAAAGGTTACATTCATTGCTCCTTGTTGATTTCCATGTTTATCTATAATATTGAAACCATACATTCTATTCAACTCTTGAACGGATGTAAATATTACTCTGTGCATAGATTCACTAAAACCACTATCTTCTATTTTTTCTTTAGCTAATCTTATTTCTTCTAATAATATTCTTACCCCTTTATCAAAATCATACATATCGCCAAGTATTTCATTATTTCTTATCTCTTCAAATAAGGTTTTTAATTTTTCTATAACTCTTGGGTTCTCCTGGAGTTCCTTTAACAATCTATTTTGATTAAACTTTTCATAAGTTCTTCTATTAGGATATGCTTGTAACATTGCCTCTAAAGGTTCTAAACCATGAGCCACATTAAGGCAAAACTGCTCCTGTTGAGGAGATAATGGTTGGTTAACTCTTTTTCTTGTTTGTTTTTCTTTTTGCTCTTCCACCTAGAATAACCTCCTTTTCTTTAATGTACTTATTTCTTCTAAATGCTCTTTGTAACACTTTGGTCCATAACCTCGAACTTGAGATTTATAGCTTTTTAATTTCTTACCACATTTTTTGCATTTTAATTCCTTTTTGAATTCGTATTTCTTCTCTATTATCATAATATTACTCCTATCAACCAATCCCAAGCATATTGTGCTGGCATTCTACCACTGCGAATGTCTTTATCTAGTTTGTCTAAAGCCCATCTAATATCAAGTAAATCATTTTTAGTATATGGAACCATGTAATCTCTTATTTCCTTTATTCTTCCCCAAAACTCTCCCGCATTGTATGCCCTTGTTCCTCCATCCCATTTACCGTAAATCTTAAGATAGGTAAAAATATTAACAGTGTTATATAACTCTGGTATATAACCTAAGATATTACAATCATTTCTCTTTATAACATTTAGATATAAAGATAGTAAATTAATATCCCTTGTAATAAAGGCATCGGCAAATTGTTTTGGAGTTGGTATCTCTTGCCTATCCATAAACATAGAAGCCCAAGCCATAGCATCTATTGCATCATCTTTAACCTGGGTATAATGGTTATACTTATTCATTTCTTCTACAATATTATTATACGAATTATAACAGTTGTAGGCAATTCTCTTCGCTAAATCTAATCCAACACTTCTATTCTCTTTATTAACATATTTAACAGCAACATCATTTGTTACATAGTTAAATGCGGTAATATAATCTTCGAAGATTTTTCTAAAGGAACCTTTTTCCGGTAATTCATCATAAATCAATATAACACAATGTTTCTTGGATAATTCTATTAACCTTTCATGTACCTTTTCTTTTTGTTTTAGGTAATCTAAATCATTATACACTATATACACCAATTTTAACTGAAATAAGCTCTTTCTTGCTAATTCCTTATAAAGTTCTTGACAATTATCTACAAACTTTATATTGCCGTATAATTCGCCTATTTTTTCATAATATACTTTTCTTATTAAATTCTCTTCCCCAGTAAATACATAAAGGTTATTTACTTTACCATCCATCAACTCTTTTTTTAAATCTACTAAAGATTTCATTCTACCATCTCCATTAGCATATTGTGTATTAGCATTTTATAATTACTTATTGCTATCTTATTTAATTGGTAAGTGGTTTTTTCAATGGCTTTTATATATTTATAACAATGTTTTATTCTTTTAACCACCCCAGCCTCTAAAAGCTCAAGATATATTTTTACTTTATCCGCATCATCGCTTATCCAAAACTTATTTGAAATAGTACCTATATTTTCAAGATTCATTCCTTGTAGTAAACTGTTTATTGTATAGTTACTTAAATCTATTAACTCTTGGATATCTTCTCTTTCTTTAAATCTTCTTAACATAGACGGAGTAATATCCAGGTTATAACCATCTAATAGGATATTTAACAAGTTTTCATCGAAAGACAATATATTTACATAGTCTAATATATCTTCTCTACTATATGGTTGTATATCTATGTTATATGCTCTAGATACTAGGGTATCCAGAAAATTATATGCGGAAGTAGTAATAACTATCTTGGTTCCTTCTGGCGTTTCCTCTGTAACTTTTAATAATGCGGCTTTAGCAGCTGGGCTTGATTTATCAAAGTCTTTGAAATGATAGACGCAATTATTATTATTTCTATAACTAGTATTAACAAGACTTCTTATTGTATCTACTTTATTATCTAGTAAAACATAATGCATCTTATAATGATTAGCAATATATCTTACTAAATGAGTTTTACCATAATGTGCTGGACCTTTAATGATAATAAAACTACTGTTATCTATTTTACCATTATCAATAATATCTTTTAATCTTTTTTGGCCGACTAAATACATCTTTCTATCACCCAAGCCTCAAGTAATGCTTTTATGTCCATCTTTGGCGCACTCATAACATTATATAACTTTTGAATATACTCTCTTATTTGATATGCGACATCTCTAGGACATTGCTGTAATATATCAATAGGTAAATTGGATACATTAGGATTATTTAATAGCAAATACTTTTGTAAGTTTAATAAGAAATCGAAGTACATGTTAAGCAATAAAGACATATCTATACCACTCATGAAAAACTCATTTAATTTTGAAATAGCCCCTTCGGCATTCTTATCTAATAGAAGTTTAGTAAAATCAAATAACTCGTATGGGGTTACCCCACTAGATAATACCTTAACCACATTATTTAATGTTAATTCTTTACTGTATTGTAAGCATTTATCTAAAGTGGTTATGGCATCCCTCATTCCTCCTTGTGCTTGCTTTGCTATATAATCAATTGCTTCTTCTTCGTATGTAATAATATGGATTCCTTCTCTTATAGCCCATTCATCATCCGCAACGGCATCTCTACTTCCACCTTCAGCCATACATATATCTGTATTCTCTTCTCTAATGATATACTTTAGTCTATTCACTATACCATCTTTTGATATTCTTTGAAAATTATATCTTTGCACCCTACTCAATATAGTTCTAGGTATCTTTTGAGGGTCGGTTGTACAAAAAATAAATACAGTGCTTGCTGGTGGTTCTTCTAATAACTTTAACATAGCTTGCCAAGCTGCATTTGATAATGAATGACATTCATCTATTATATAGATTTTATATTTGCTATCTAATGCTCTAAACTTACTATCATTGATAATCTTTCTAACATCATCAACACTATTATTAGAAGCGGCATCTAATTCTATTGGTTTACCCTTACCACTATTTATCATGTTAGCAACTATTCTAGCACAAGTAGTCTTTCCAGTACCGGCTCCCCCACAAAATAAATAAGCATTTCTAATATCATTTTGTTTGATTTGGTTTTCAATAATAGTTTTTATTGCGCCTTGTTCGGAAACATCTTCAAACTTTTGTGGTCTATATTTATTTGCTAAAGGTTGAGCCATTTTTATTCCTCCTCTTTATCTTCATCTATTACTTTGAAATATCCAAGCATTCTTTCAGTTGACATATAGTAATGTCCTCTTTGCGCTAATCTTGTCGTAAAGGTTCTTAATTGCCATCTAGTTTTGAAATAGGTATCAACTAATTCTTTACTAGCGTTTGGTTTATCCGCTTTATATTCAATTAACATTCTAATAAGCTGTAGGTAATCTTTTTTAGTTATATGAAGCCCAATTATATCTCTCCCTTTACAAGCATAATCTAATGCTTCTTGTAATGTAAATTGCCTCATTCCACCTTCATCCAATAATGTTTTTGGCATTTTAACAGGTCTACCAACTCTTTTTAATTGCTTTTTACAATACTCTTCAGATATTATCATATACTTATACCTCCTCCTGGTTTTTGTATATTGTATTCTTTATGGTTTTCCTTCCATTTTTCTAAATACTTCTTCAACCTCTTTAATAATGGCAATAACTCCATTCCTTCATCATGGTAATATATCGCCATCTTATTTTCATCCTTCTTACTCTTTCTGGCTAATTTAATATCATACATTTGTAATTCTGATATTAGAGGACTTCTTTTAAAATATAATGTAAATCCAGAGCTATCTAATAATGGGCTTATCTCCCTCATTAACTTTTCCATTCCTGTTGTTTTTGGAATAGCTGGAACTTCTAATAATTCCTTAAATAAATCATCCATAATACTCTCCTAGAAATTGCATCATCTTGCTATCTATTATGAAATAATCATTACCATCACCAAAGTCAAAGGCAATGGCACTTCCAATTTTACCCATAGCGAATTGTTCCTCTTTTAATTTATCCAACCATTCCTTTTTAATGGAAACAGATTTACAAGTGGTGGTGCTTGTTTTGCATTCTACTAAAAGATTATTAGTTCTTACATCTCCCTTATAGAAATCCGTTGCTCCGCTATTTGCATTAACTCTACCATTCAATAACCTTGCAATTCTTTTCTCTTGCTCATAACTATATTTCCTGGTATTCATAATATTACCTCCTCATACTAATTATACGAAATCAAGGATTCTAACTTCTTATATAAATCTTTATTCTCTTTTATTACCTTTATTAGGTTCGGCTTACCTTGAATCTTTTCTTCATATAATACTTCACCAGTTTCTGGGTTAATAATATCATAGTAGGAACCTCTTTGCAATATAGCACCTAATTGCATTAGAACATCGATAGTATCGGAAATGTAATCAATACCATTCAAATAATTTAAAGTATAAAAGCCTACCCTTCTATCGCTTCTACATACTTTAGATTTCTCTATTTTTACTTTAACTAAATTACCAGCAGGATTCTCCGCCCCTCTAGTTAATTCTTTGTTATTGACATCTATGAAATTACCTTGTTGAAACATAAGACGAACAGAACAATTATGTTTAAAACCTCTTCCTCCAGGAGTAATGAATTCGTTATATGGATTATTAAGGTCTTCTCTTACCTGGTTAATCATAATACACATACAATTGTATTTACCTAATAATGGAACAACTATGTTGCAGAATTTAGTTAATGACATAGCAATACCACCATATTGTTTTTTCTCTATATCTTCTTCGAAAGCTGATTTACTAACTAATTGAGCTACACTATCTAAAACAATTAAACCAACCTCTCCGGTTTCTATAACTGTTCTCATAATTTCAAATATTTGTTCTGCATATTGTTCCTGTGGTTTAATTAGCAATAAATCTTTTACCTTTACCCCGAGCTTCGTAGCCCAATCTACATCAAAGGTATTCTCGGCATCTACAAAACAAACTCTTCTCTTTTCCGTTTTATTCTTTTTAGCTTCCTCTTCGAATTTTATTTGGCATTGTTTTACCATATCTAAAGCGGTCGTGGTTTTACCACTTCTTTCTGCTCCTGCAAACTCTATCATTCTACCCATAGGTAATCCACCATACAACATATAGTTTAATCTAGGAGAACTAAATGGCACTAATTCATATTTTCTTAAAGCGGCATCATTGCCGTTGAAAGCTATTTCTTCTTTATACTCTTTATTTATTTCCTTTATCAAGCTATCTAATCTGCTCATTTGTAAATACCTCCTCTATATCATTTATGAAATGTATGTTACCATATTCATCGCTGACCCTATTCATATGCTGGTATTCATCTCTATAATCCACAAATATCTCTATAATCTTTACAAACTCATTATCATCTTTTATATATTTACCCAAATATATAGATTCTAATTCGGCAACCTTATTACTATGCTCTACTTCGGTCATAGTTACATAACCTCCTCCAATCTAATTAAGCAGCTTATTAGTATAATATCAAACCTTTCTGGTTCATCAAATAGTTCTAGATTATTCTTAGCATCTTTATAACTTCTATACCACTCGGCATCCATTATACTATAACAAACATTACCATCCTCTTGAACGAAGGTATAATCTTCTTTATCTCTAATAACATAATAATTATCATTCTTTTCTATCATACCCATTATTTTTGTTTTCCTGCCGCTTATTTTCATCTTCTAACCCCCCTCGAGATTTCTCTTTCCATCATTCTGGCATCAAAAACTCTTTTTAAACTGTTTATCATTTCTTGACCCATTTCAATCTTACTCTTTACCATTTTATAACACCTCTGGTAAATTATACGATTGAGCTCTTCGTTCATAACTTTGAGCTCTGCTTCTGAATTTTTATCAGCAATAGTGCCTATGGCTTTCTTTCTTGCTTCATTATATTTTTCCATTTTAGTCATTTTAGATATATCCTCTCTTAACCCTAAAAGTTCTTGACCCTCATTTACAAAGTATAAAGCACATGGTAATTGAGTTAATAAATCTTCTAATTCTTCATCTGTTATTCTGGGTCCGACAGAGAATATCTTCCTACAGGTTATCATAATTTCATCAAGCCCTCTAGTATACTCATTGGTTATTTCATAAACAATGTTTTCTATCAAGATACTATTTTCTTGTATTTGTTTATTTAGAACTTCCTCTCTCTTCATTTTTAGCTCTTTCCTTTCTGGTTTCTGCTATAAGGTAACACATTACGCATCCCTTATATGGATTTAACCTAGTATCCTTATGATTAAATAATGTAAATCTATGACAAACAGGACATCTATGCTTTGGTTCTTTACCAAACATTTCTTTCAATACCCTCTTATCATTATTATCCCTAAACTTTTTATGAAGACTTGCCATCTTTTTCCTCCTCCTTTTCTATACCATACCATAATCTAAACCAATCTTCAGCTGTCATAGTTATTAACCATTTTGTATTATTCTTTCTATGTGCCACAATTGGTATTTCATTATGTCCCTCACTATCTCTAATAGCTTGGTCCATTGCTTTATGTATATTTAATTGCTCTACTCTCTTAACCTCTATATGTATTCCAGGTATACCAACTATATCGGCTTTTGAATCTAATTCTTTTCCATTATATTGTGCGGTTCTTCTAACATCAAACCCCATATTCTTGCAGAAATTAGCAAATTCCCTTTCTCCAGCCGCCCCTTTCTTTTTACTATTTATTGACATTTTGACCTCCTCATTTAACTCTTCTGAAAACGTAAGCTCCTTCACCTAAAATAGTAATTCCTACATATATCCATTTTCCAGCAGGAAATATCATATTTCTATTTTTAGAAAGAAAATATGATCCCACTGGATATAGATATTCAAATACTTCTTGCGTACTCATAGATGTTTACAACACTCCTTTTTATACCTACAATATTCGCAGACCTTTGCTGATGGACCCATTACTCTATCATGACCACCAGTATAGTTAGGGTCTATATCGATATTTTTAAGTTTTGGAGGAACTTCATTCTTATTAACGTATTCCTCACATCTTTTTATCTTATCTATAACTTTGTTTCTTTTATCTTCTTCGCTTACATGATATAGAAAACATTTCTTAGTACAGAAGTTTCTATCCTCATATACAAATAGAGTATCATCAATTCCAAAGTTTAAAGAATAACAAGCTGCTTGTGTTTGGTGCATAAGCTCTTCCTTATCCCTACCACTAAACTTTTGGGTTACTTCTGTTTTATATTCAAATATGAAATACTTATCTTCTGGTATAAACTTAATTATACCATCGGTAAAGAAACTCATATTATATCTTTTATTGAAGCAATGGGTTTCCATTCCTTTTTTCTCTTTTATTTCTATATCTACTAGGTTATGTTCTTTGACATATGTTTCTACATCTATATACTCAAATTCCATACCTAGCTCTTTCATTTGATTTAATACTTTTTGTATTCTATCATGTCTATCAGTACCACTTTCGCATATACCAATAAAAGAAGCATCTTTCTTTTCCTCTTCCGGTTCAACTCCCTTTCGAGTAAAATACATTTGTCTCATACAAATAAGACTTGATGGTTTATAATATATTGATGGTTTATAATCTGGTTCTAATTTAATTATAGCCTCATTTATTCTTTTAAGAAACAAGGAGGCTACATTCTTACTAGCCTCCTCTTGTTTAATAAGGTTAGAGACTGAAAATAATCCTCTAGCCATCCTAATCCTCTTCTAATATTGCACTTACTTGAATTATATCATTTTGAACCATCTTAATTGCTCTTTCATTATCACCAAAGTACATAGTTACTTTTTCCTCTGGTAATACATCTAATTGGTCTTTTAGATTTTTAATATCTACTAAAGCATTAAATTCCACTAAACCATCCACATTAGCTTCCCCATATTTAATATCTTCTTTTACCGCACCATTAACAGATGTAACAGTTAGTCTATCTGGTTTAAAAGTAAGATTGATTCCATTCTTATCATAATCTCCTACAAATAACAATGCCCTATCTAATAAGTTTAATAACCCATGTTTATTTATTTGAGCGTTATATGCATATGAAGAAGATATCATATCCAATATACCATTTAATGGATATATATCCCTACCTCTTCCTATTACACTTTGAATTGTGTAATTGGTATCTAAAATAGTTAAAAGGTTAGTTTCTTTGTCATAAAATAATTTTCCTTTCACAAGTCCTAAAGCAATGAAGGCATTTCCTAATGTTCTTTCAATAAACAATTCCATATTTTTAAGTGGCTCTATATTTGGAATTGAACATATTTTAAAAACATCTGAAGTAATTATATTAGATGCTAAATAATAGTTATTCATTTCTTTTGCATCAAATAAAGTAGGTATTGAAGATTTAGCAATTTCTAATCTTCTGTTTAATTCTTTGAAATCAATATCAATTCCTTCGCCAGTTGCTTCTTTAATATCTGGGAAAGTAATTACATCCCCACTATCATCAAGTCTTATTTGTAAATAATATACACCGTTACCTTCAACTATTAGAGAATTTTCATTTATATGAAATCTAATCTCTGGTGTAGTTATTTTATTTACTAAACTTGTTAATAACTTGGCATCCACAACTACCCTCATATTTTCTTCGCTATCTACCTTTTCGGCAATACTAAAGTTAATTACTGTATCAGTGGTAGTAATATGAAGATATCCTGACTCTACCTTAACTTCTACTAAACTAGTCAATGGTGATTCACTTTCAGAGCTACAAATCTTTATAGCTTTGTTCATCATATCTTGAACTTTTTCAGTTTTAATTGCTATCATTTTATTCCTCCCTATTTAGAATGTCTAGCTACTATTTCAGCAGCTTTTCTTTCAAATTCGGCTCTTGCCTCTGCATCTTTTCTTAACTCTTCTGTCATAAAAGTTACATTAGTACTTCCTGATGCTTTAACCCCTCTAGCACTTACGCAACCATGTTTCATATCTAGATTTACATATACCTCTTTAGAACCAGTAGCTAAAGAAATACATTCAGCAATATCAGCTGCTAATTTTTCTTGTAATTGTAATCTTTTTGCGCACATTTCGGCAATTCTATACAATTTACTTAATCCTAATACTTTATAAGTACCATCATCATTTTTAACTGGTATATAACCCATTACAACAGAACCATCAAACATAAGTGCTAAATGATGTTCGCAATGACTATATAAATCTTTTTGATAAACAGTTACCATAGGGTCATATCCTACTTCGAATTCTTTACTATACTTTTCTGCTATTTCGGCGTTAGTATATTCTTCTCCCTCTAATAACTCTTTCCAATATCCAGCTACTCTTCTTGGTGTTTCTTTTAGTCCAGGTCTTTCTGGGTCTTGCCCCATAGCAATTAGTAATTGCTTGGTAGCCTCTTTTACTGCTTCATAATTATACTTACTCATTATAATCACACTCCTTGCTTATTTCCCCATACTAAAGTATGTACTTGAGGCATAACATAAACTCTTTTCATTTCTGAAGCCATAACCTTATCAATTAGTTTTCTATAATTATCCAGAATTCTTTTTGAAATATCCCCTTGTGCTGAAGTATCATCATTTCCTACATTTATGTATAAATCTATGTTCATATTATAATCATTTCTATAATACTCACATAACTCATAATACTTCTTGGCGAATTCAAAATCATCATCATTAAATACTGGTATTTTAATTACTATATGATTATTAACATCAGGTCTATCTAACCAAGTGCTAATTCTATAATAAACATCCTCCATTCCACTAGATGGTGCTTTAGGACTAATAACCACAGTATCTAATTTACTCATCCATCCTGGAAAAATGCTTCCTTGTGTTTCAATATCTACCTTTATCTTATTCTTATGTAAGATATCAATAACTTCTTCGAAATCATATAAACAAGGATTTCCTCCAGTTAGTATTACATTACTAGTATTACTTTTATTACATTTTTCTACTAATATGTTTCCTAGTTCTTCTTCTTTGTAATACTTTGTATCCTTATTTACTTTCCAAGCGAATTTACTATCGCACCAACTACATTTGAAATCGCATCCAACTACCCTAACAAATAAGGCTTTGATTCCAGTGTTAGGTCCTTCCCCTTGAATAGTTGGACCAAATATTTCCGCAACTGGTATCATTATTTCTCCTCCTCAAATAAAGATAATTGCTCTGGTGCTATATAAGTTGCATAACTATTACTTGTTTCCCAAAGTTTTGCTTCTACCACCTTAACTCCTGGGTAACCATAATTATTTTGTAAAGATTGTTCAATCATCTCTGCGAAGTATCTTACCATATTTTCTGCAGTGGTATCAAAAGGCATACCTTGATATTTAATATCGTGTTTCTTTAATACCTCAACTAAATCTTTTTCGATTTCTGATGGTTCTTTAGCATTATAAATATAGCGATGGTCTGGTACTATCTCTTCCATACATTTTTTCAATTTTTTGAAATCGATTACCATTCCCCATCCATCCGTTTGAGGTCCTTGTACTGTAACCTCTAACTTATAGCTATGACCGTGCAAGTTTCCACACCCACCATCATAACCTGGTAATAAATGTGCTGTTTCAAACTCAATATGTTTTGTAACTCTCATATACTTTCCTCCTTCAAAATTATTATACGAACTACTTTTCTTTGATTAACTTATATATGTTAATTATTACTAAAATACCATTTAATAACCATACACTTAAACTGCTAATCAATATTCCATAAATGATAAATAGGATGGCTCCTATTGTATCAAATATTCTTATTAACTTTTTACTATTCATTGCAAACGCTATTACTATAAATAATGTTGCAATAATTCCTAATACTTCTACCATTGACTCATATCCTCCCAAGGATAAACAATCCATTCATCTTTTTTCTCATATTCAAAATAATCAACATCACAATTATAATCTGACACCTTATATAGTTGTTTTGTTTGAACAAACATAGAGGTAATAAAATAATTTTTATCATGTCTTAAATCTGAATACTTTTTCATGGTTATTCCTGTATCTACAATATCATCAATAATAATGCAACCAGGTGCTGGATTTGTTAATATTGGTTTATGTATTAAATATGATAACAATGTTGCTAGTATTAAACCACCTCTTGGAAATGTAAATATACCAGGACAATCCTCTAAACGAAAGTTTTCAGTACTTTCTAATCTTTCTACTAAATTATTTAAGTATTCTTTTACTTCCCACCATTTAACATATTTCTTCTCTGACACAATACGCCTCCTAGAATAATGGTTTCCTTTTTATCTTATCTTCGTACTTATAATTATTGCAGAAGTCTAAAATATAGTACACATTTATAATAGTTCTATAAATATAACCTCTTTCTCCTGTTATTTGGTCTAGGTTTATACCTAGTTTATCTAAATACTTCTGAAGATTTTGAATTGCTGAATCGGATTTATTAAATACATGATTCTTTAAATTAGATTGAACATCGCTGACTGGGATAATACCATAATCGGTCATTATACTTCCTCTACTTGCGCACATAATATGGCTTGTACTATCTGCACTTGTTATAGGAAAACTCTTTAATAGTTTTTGGTTGGTCATTCCAAAAGTATGAACCTTTATCTTTCTTCCTGTTTTCTTTTCGAATTCTTCTATAATAAGAAATACCTTTTCTAAAAAGTATTCTATTTGATTTCTAGATGCCCCAACCAAAGCACCTACAGCAATGTAATCTTTTCCATATGATAAAATCTTTTTAAGATATTCCCAGCTTTCACCTTCATGGAAGACTGGTATAAGTTTTTCTGGATACTTTAGATGCTCCATCATATAGTTATAATTTCTTTCGCTTGCTTCTTCTGTTTTATCCCCTTTGAACTTTGGAATAACATCAAGAGGAGCTATGATATCTACATATTCTCCAATATCATTTATATAAGAAATATAACTATCAATATCAACTTCATCACCTTTAGTACTTACTGTATATGCTCCAGAATCAATAAATAATTTACCCGTATATTCTGGGTGCTCTTTCTTATAATCAATAACTTTTTTAATCATTGACCTATTGTTATATTGAGAGAGCAACATATTACAGTTGTTCTCCATCAATATATCAAATAATAAATCGGAGTTCCATCCAACAAAGAAATAATCTAATTTACTCATTTTTATCCTCCAATCTGTTATAAGTATCATCCTCATAATCCACTGGGTCTAAAACTCCATTTGCAAGGAATGATTCTATTCTTTTTCTACAAGAAGGACAAGTTCCACATGGTTTATCTTTTCCTTCATAGCAAGACCAAGTTAAATTATATGGTGCTTCTAATTCTAATCCTTTAGCAATAACCTCATTCTTATGTAGGTTAATAATTAGCCCTTCAACTCTTACTTCGCCACCAGTTCCTTCATAAATGGCTTTACCCATTGCTTCATTAAAAGCAATACTGCAATCTGGATAAGCATTTCCTTCCGCATCATCGGCATGAGAGCCATAATAGATAACGCTTACATTTTCTTCAATAGCAAGTGCTGCTGCATAAGATAACATTAAACCATTTCTAAAAGGTACATAAGTATCTACAGCATGATGACCATTTGCTTCTGTTTGTTCTTCATATCTAGTATGTTCAACTTCTTCATTACCTTTTAATAATTTACAAGTTTTATTACCTTTATATACTTCTGATAAATCTCTAATAATATGTTTAACTCCATAATATTCAGTAATCTTTTTAGCACATTCCAATTCAATGCTATGTTTTTGACCATAAGTAAAACTAATTGCTACTACATTATCTTTACCATGTTTTTCTATAGCCATTGCTAAACAAGTAGTACTATCAATTCCGCCGCTAAATACTACCATAGCCTTTTCCATATTCGCACCTCCTTCTTCTTTTACCATTTGTTTTACTTCATTTTCCATAATTTTACCTCCTTTTAGTTTTTCAAGTGGATTGGGTTGTGGATACCTTCCACCTATAATTATTATACGTGGATACTCTCCCCATACCAGCAAGCTGATATTTCAGCATCACACTTCATTGGCACTGAACATCTATCATTTGCTTTAATCATTACTTCCGATAGTAATTCAGTTACCCTCTTAACATTCTCTATAGGACATTCTCCTATATTCTCATCATGCACTGACATAAGTAATCGGAATCCCAATTTATTCAACTCTTCATGATTATAAAGGGCTACCATAGCTCTTTTTGTCATATCTGCCGCCGAACCTTGAACAATTCCATTAACTACTTGTCTTTCGCTTGAAGCCAACCAAGCACCATTATCTTCAATGATAATACCATTACTCAATGCCTCCTCCATAATCTTTCTTCTTTGATTATAAGATGCTTTTTCAAGTTTTGCATTATAGTAATCTTTTATCTTCTGGCTCACCTCATTATCCACTTCCTCATCTGAATCAAATAATGGGTCAAAGTTTATAGGTCTATTTACTCCATACTTATATTCATATCTTTCTTTTTGAATATATTTAAGATATCTTCTTCTACCCCATAAGGTAGTTGTATAACCAGTTTTCTTTGCTTCGGCTTTAGCTTTCTCTATATACTCTTTGATTTTAGGAAATCCTTGAAATAAAGAATTAGATAAATCTCTTGCCTCTTCTACCGTTATACCTAATTGCTCTGCAACAGAAGCATCTCCTCTACCATACATAAGTCCTAAAACTACGGCTTTGATTCTACTTCTTCTTGCTTTACCTTCTTTATTTACTGTACCATCTGGATAGAACTCTCTACAATCTTCATATGGAACATGGAATGCTAAACTTGCCATTGTTGAATATAAATCTCTTCCTGTTTTATAGGCATTTATCATATTTTCATCCCCACATAAATGTGCAAGAATTCTTGGCTCTTGTTGAGAATAATCGGCACCTACCATATAATAACCATCGGTTGCCTTGAACATACATCTTATACCTCCATCTCTAGGTATATTCTGTAAGTTAGGGTCAGAAGAACTAAACCTTCCTGTATCAGCGCCATTTTGATTAAAAGAAGCATGTAACCTTCCAGTTACCTTTTCGATTTTAGCTGGTATTGCTTCTATATAGGTACTTAATAGCTTCTTAATCGTTCTATATTCTAAAATAGCATTAGTCAATGGTATATTGATATGTTTTAAAGATGCCTCATCTACGGCTCTTGGATTATCTTTGTTACCACTTTGGCATCCTATTATATCATATAACAATATAGCCAGTTGCTCTGGACTATTGAAATTGATTGGGTTTTGTAACTTGGTGTTATAATGAATCATTCTATACTTAACTATCTTATCCTCATATTGAGAAATAAGTTCTTCTACCTCTTTAGTTACCTTCTCCATTTTTTCATCATATTCTTTTTTTAGTTTATCGGCTAGTTCCATATCTATAGCAACCCCCGTTCTTTGCATTGAAGCAGTTACTTGTATTAATGGAACTTCTACCTCCATAAACAATTTATAAATATCTTTGTTTTCTGGTCTCTCGAAGAATTCTTTTTGGTGTTCATATAGCTTATAAGTCATCCAGGCATCTCTTGCGGCATATATATAACCACTATCAATAGGTACCTGGTCAAATCTTAATCCTTCGAATAAATCATTAAAGTGTGATAAGGTTTCTATCTTATCCTTATTCTCTAAATGACTACAATATTTACTATATTGGTCTTTTAGACTTCTTTTATATTCATCATTTGTAATTAAATAACTTGCCACTAATGTATCCCAATAAGGACAATTCATTTTTGAACCCAAGAATGTTTCTAGCATATTGATATCAAACTTACCATTGTGATAAATGAATTTAATATTCAAATCTACTAATTCCTTCATCTTACTTTTAACAAATTCAATATCCGCCTGATTATCTAACCTCTTATTATAAATACTTGAAATATGATTAAGAGGGATATAGGAAGCTTTTTCTCCCTCTGTATATAAACATATTCCTACTATAACATCTTCAAAAAAGTTTAATCCTGTGGTTTCTGTATCTATTGCGGCTATTCCATTTGCTTTTATACTTTTGAAATAATTTTCTATTTCTTCATTGCTCTTTAATATTACATAGTCGTTCTTGTACTCGCCAAGATTTTCATTAACTCTTTCTCTTATGGTATTTATTCTATTTAACAGGTTATTGCTCTTTGAGGCTCTTTTGCTCTGTGATTTCTTTAATGCTCTTTCCTTCAACATTCTATCAAGTTCTTTTGAAGTTCGGGAATAAGTATCAAAGAGTGCCATAACTAATAGCCACCGTTACCGTTATTTATAGTTCTTCGATTATTATTCGCAGGTGCTTGTGGCTGGTATCCATAATTATTTTGTGGATATCCTTGTTGAGGCATTGGTGCCCCATAACCTTGTTGCGGTTGATTGTAATTCTCCACATTAGCTGGTTGACCAAAGTTTTGGTAACCATTTCCTCTTGGTTGAATTCCACTTGGTGCGTTATTGTTTTGGTTGTTAGATGGTAAAATACCAGTTCTAACAAAACTATCCATTTCCTCGAAAGATAATTCCTTAACAATTCCTTGTTCTACTGCATCAATAGGTTCTCCTAATTGCTCTAAAGTAGTTCCATCAACTGGTAATGGAATTACACTATAAGTTGTTTTAGGGTCTCCTTTGGCTCCATTTCTTTTTACTTTAAATGGAACTGAATATAATGGGGTATCTTTATACTCTTCGAACAGTGGTTTTAAAGTACCCTCAAAAAATCCTCCACTTCTTTGCCATATTTGCATTTCTCCTGCATCCTGGTTAAATACGCTTAAGTAAGCGCTCTTTCTTACTGGATTGCCAGAGTTACATAAAGGACAAAGGGAAAATGGTGCAGAATTATCTGGTCTTAAACAACCAATTACCTTTCTCTTTCCTTCATTATCTTGTACTTCATGAATGGTATCTACAATAATGTCATCTAAACTATTGTAAGCAAATCTAATTACTGCAGAATCGCCATCATTAGCTAAAGATAAAAAATTAGTTCTTCCACCATTAGATGGAAATAATGCTGCTTGTGCTGGGCTTAATCTCGCCATATCTTTTTCCTCACTTTCTTTATTTTTGCTTCCCATAATTATTATACGAGTTCAAAAAAAGAAGGATTATAAAGTTAATCCTTCTGAACGTTTATTCAATATTTTATTTTGTATATTGGTAAGTAATTGTTTGTAATCCTGTAAGCTTAATTTTAATGATTTACTTATCTCCATTGTTTTATAACCATCATTTAATAATCTAACCACAGAAGATTCTAAAATATCTAAATCATGTTCACTTATAAAATCATCTACTGAAAAGAAATCTATTTCTTTTGATGGTTCGTAGTTAACATCTTCCTTTAATTGCTCTAAAGAATAAGCTGAATCATTAAGCTCTGCTTTTTTAGTTTTCTGTTTCTCTATATAGGAAATATATTCACATCTTAAAGCATTTCCATAATAAGTTAAAACCTTTCCTTTTCCACTGTTTAGTTTTGGTAGGCATCTAAATAAAACCTCCATCGCAATACTTATTTTATCTTCATATGGTATTGTTACATATTTTTTTGATATACTTATGCTAAAAGCCTTTACACCATACCACAATTGATTAAAATATAATTCATCTTGCGTTGTATTATATAATTGTGCTAGCTCCTCTAAATTAAAACCTTGTACCCCTGACATTTCATTTTCATTTAATTTCATAATAATTTTACCTTTCACCTTTCGAAATATAATTATGGATTGAAATATCATTGCCTTTGTAAAAGTAATAAACCCTATATAATTAGTTCACCACCTTCCTTAATGGAATAGTACAATCACTTTGGAATATCTTATTCTATCCATGATATAATTATATGGTTTCAATTTTAAAAAATCAATAGTTTTTTCCATAATTTTTTAATTTCTTTTTTCGCCCTAGTTGTAATCCCTTAATTTACAAGGGATTTTCTGGAATTCAGAAAATGTCAAGTCATTGACATCTTTGCCCTCTGGCATCAAATACTCATATACTATCTTGCCTGGACTTATATGTTGACATAATTTTCTGGCACCATTCCTTCCAGCATTATCTCCATCTAAACATAGGTAGATAGTTCTAAATGGTAATTGATTTATCAATTCGTATTGATAATTACTTCCTATTCCCATCAAAGCAATAGCATTATACCCCCATTTCGCTAGGGTTAGGGCATTAAAAAATGATTCACAGATAAATATATCGGCTTTACTATAATCTAACTCATATACTCCGTATAACGGTTTATTTTGAGAAGATGGGAGTATAAATATTTTTCCAACTACAGAACGTTTGGCTATAAACAAAGTTTTTCCGGTTATATCTCTTATAGGAAATGTTATACTATTTGTTACCTTATCATAGCCTATATCATATCTCTCTATAATCTCATTTGTTAAACCTCTTTTGTACATATATGGGTGGTAGTACCTGTATTGTTCTAGTAACTTTTCATCCACATACTCTGTTTGTTCTTTTTCATTGTTATTTCTATTTTGAATATTTATATCAAGTTTTCTAGTATAGGTTACATCAAAGTTTTGTAATATCCATTTAGTTCCTTCATTACCATCATCAATTACTCCTAGTATTTTTGATATGAATACTTCTAAAGTGCTTTTATACCCACAAGTAAAACAATGAACCCATATCTTTCCATCCACCATCTCATTATTTATTCCACAAGATGGTCTCCTTTCTTCTCCATGTTTATGAAAAGGACAAGTAACCATAGTATTGGTATAGACATCTCTTATATCTCGGAATATTTCTTTGCCATCCCTATTCATTATGTAATTCTTTAATTCATTAAGTATATCATAAGTAGTGGCATTTATTTGTCTGTTTTTAATAATTAACATTAGAACGGTGACTCCTCTTCGCTATTTCTTCTGCTTAAGCTCTCATCTTCCTTACTTACCCCTTTCTCATTTCCATATCTAGAAAACTTAAACTCTCCCTTATCAATATCCCAAAGATATACAAATTGTCCTCCAACTGGTCCATATCTATTTTTGACTACTTCTAGTTTTAATTCTTGCCCTACTCTTGACATACTAATTACTTTACTACTGTTTTGAGATATAGCATCCGATTCACTCATATGCTCTAATTCTGGGGTATCTGTTTTTGCTGCTGCTCTGTTAGCTTGAGATAAAGCTAAAACAGGTACATGATATTTCATAGATAGGTTAAATAGGTCTTGAGAAATATTACCTAACTTGATTCTTAATGGTTCTTTATAATTAGTTCTATAATCTTGCATCAAACTGAATTGGTCTATACCAACTATATCTAGGTTATATTTCTTAATCATGAAATCTATATCATTAACTGTGGCTTGATGACCTAGGTCTTTTGGAGTTATTACTATAAAGCAGTTATCTTTCTTTTCTAGTTCTTCTATGTATTTAGTATAACTCTCTTTATCCTCTTTATTTCCTCTCATAAGATTTAGATTACTAAAATGTTTATATAAAGCATCAAATCTATATCCTATTTGTTCTGCACTCATTTCTCCACTATAAAGCCCTACTCTTTTGCCTTCCTTCCAGGCATTAAGTAATAAATCTATTAGTATCCAAGATTTACCTTGGTTTGTTCTTGCCATTATGGTAACAAGTTCTTCTCCTAACTGCCATCCACCAATTGCATCATCAATTTCTTTTAGGCCTATTGGAATCGTATTTGCTGTATCACTATCTATCTTTCTATTGAAAGTTTCTAATCTATCTTTTGCACCCTTTATGATGTCGTTTGAGGTAATAGGTCTTATATCTTCAAGTTCTGCAATTTTATTCTTTAGTTTTTGGTATGCCGATAAAGAATCTTCTTCTACATCCTTTACTATTCCATTAAGGGTCATTGCTAATTGATTAAACATATAGTTCTCCCTTAACCCTAAAATTAAGTAACTCCAATCTTCTTTATCGCTTACGAATTCGAAATCATTAAACTTTCCTAGAAAGGTTTCTTTAGTTGGCAGCTTTCTATACTCATTGTAATGGTTATAGATAAACTTTGCCTCTTTGTTATAGGAAACGAAATAATCGCTTGTAATATTCTCATTAAGTAATAACTCTATATCGCCTCCGTTTAATAATTTACTAATTATTTGTGATTCAATCATTGTATATCACCTCGATTCCCAAGTATTGTTATTACGGTACTTCTTTCTTCTATGTAATATTTTAAATCATATCCTACTTGGTCGAGTAAATTATTTCCAAAGTTTCTCCCTATAAAGATATTACTCTTACCATTCGCCAACCTACTTTTTATTATCATTTTAAGATAATTTCTATCGTATTCTGATAATTTAATTTCATCTATACCATCTAAAACTAATAAATCACATTCTCTCATAGTTTTTTCTACTTCTTTAAATTCTTTATCTTTTTCATCAAAACTTAATTTTAATTCTCTTAAATATTCATTAGTATCTAAATACAATGCCCTATCTTTAGAACCTGGTTTACCTATTAGATGGTGTATATAGTTTTGCAATATCTTAATTCCCCAACTTGTTTTTCCGTTACCTCTCTTTTCTGACCTAATGTATAAGTTAAAACCTTCTTCAACCATACCAGTTATATTAGTCTTTATTAAACTTAATGCTTCAAAGGTATCTACATCTTCTTTGCATCCTGGATATAATACAATGGGCTGTAAATATGCTTTAGGAATATTGGCATTGTGCATCATCAAATCTATTTCATTAAAATCAACGCACATTTTATAACATTCCCCATCGGAGGTTTTTTGTTTACAAGTTTTTCTATACGGACAATCATTACCGTTTTTGTAGCAATACATTAAATCTACCTCCTCATTCTTTATTATACGAATTATAACTATCTGGAAATAACATTTTATATTTTATTTTTAGAAGTTCTGTTGTATGAGCTATAATATCTTTTGCTTCTCTCATTGTTATGTTATGATTTTTAGCAACCGCTTTTATTCCTCTTTCTTCTATTATCCTCTCAACATACACTTCATACTCCTTTAAAGTAATATCTTCTTTATGTAATAATTGCTTTAAACAGAATTCTATATCACTCTCTTCCTGGATACCGATATTTGAACATAAAACATCTTCCAATCTTATTGGCTTTTGACCATCATTATAAACTACCTTTTCAAAACTATCTATCTTAACATCTCTTACTTTTCCCGAGGTACCAATTACTGGAGGTCTAATTACTAAATCCCTCTGTATGTAATCTTTAAGAAACCATTTAATATTTTTAACTGCGTATGTTGAAAACTTATTTCCATTTTGAGGTTTAAAATTATCAACACATCTTATTAACTGTAAGCACCCTTGTTGAAAGTAATCATCATATCTACTCTTATCATACTCTAATAGATTTAGAGCATATCCAACTAATGGCATATTCTCTATAATCAATGCCTCCCTTTCTTCTTTTGTCATTGGCTAATATCCTTTCTTGTCAAAAGATGGCACAAAGGTTTCTTCTTGCATGCTGGGTGGTACCGATTTGAAATCCATATATGGAGTTTTACCATTTCCGGTTAAAGCAAATTGTATTTTATTAAATACTTGACTAGGTATTACTTTCCTTCCACTAGTGCCTGGAATACTTATACTTGTGCTTTCATATAGATATCTTAAAACATCTTCCCATTCTTCCATAGTCCAGATAGCTCTTTGTCTATTAACTTGTATGATATAGTTTATTAAGGCATCCTGTATATCTTTTTGAGTTGGATAAAATTCTTTTACTTTATCTATGTATGGTGCTATGTTAACTCCTTGCTTCCTTTTCGGCTTCTCCTCGCCCCCCTCGCACGGCGCGCTTTTTTTAGAAATGGATGCGAATACGTCCACCCCATCCACTAAAAATTCATCATTACCAATTTTAGTATTTATATTATCATTTTTAGTTTCCTTTTCCATACGGGGTGCCTCCGTGGCACTAATAGTTGATATATCTTTAGATATATTACTATTAGAAATATTATTTATTAGATTATTATTATATTGCTCATGATTTTTCAGAACCTGCGATTTATGATTTTTCAGAACCTGCGATTTTTGATTTTTCAGAACCTGTGTTCTTTTTTCTCTACCTTCTTCAGTGTTCATAAAAATATATCTTTGTTGGGTAAAATAATAGGTATTATCCTCTCTATTTTTTATTCTAGCTGGTACATTATTCACTACTAAAATTAACTTAAGATTTTTTAGTTTGTTAATACAAGAACTGGCACTTGTTTCGTTTATACCTAATTCTTCTCCTAGATATTTATTAGTAGCCCAGCAGTAATCATTCTTCTTGCATAAAGAATTTAATAAGCCAAGCATAATACAATCTGTTTTAGATAAGTTTGGATTTTGTAACCATTCCTTGTAAACTTTTATATACTCTTTGTCCATATTATACCTCCGCATTGTCCTCATTATTTTCCAATTCTGGAATAAATCTTTCATGTTCTGGTACGAATTCTAGGTTAGGCCAACCACTTTCGTATAAATATCCTTTGCTTATTAAACTGTTTAGAACTAAAATAACGACATCTCGGTTTACTCTAAAATATTCTTGCATATTTTCTATTACCTCTTCCATAGTAATAGTTCTACTTGGTGTCACCATATTGTTTACATTAAAACAAACAAAAACATAAAAATCTCTCTCCGTTTGGGTTAGTTTAGGGTCCGTCATTGCCCAATAATTAACACAAGCAGTAAGAGTAGCATCATATCCATTTTCATTATACATGATTTGTTACCTCCTTCATAAATAATTATACGAGACAAAAAAATAGACCATCAGGTCTATTTTACATTGATTACTTTAGATTCAGTTACTTCATTGAAAGGAATTACGTATTCTAATGGAATGATTTTATCCTCAACGGCTTGAGTTAATGCTTCGTTATCAATAACTAATTTAGTATGTAATACAGTATTTTTAACTGCTTCCTCAAATGAGTTATCATTTTTGAATTTTTCGATAAATGCTTCCTCATTGAATACTTCTTTACTTCTTATAGTTATTTTTACTGTAGCATTATTACCTTGAATTTCATTTCTTCCATCTTCTAGAATTCTTTGCTTCAATGCTTTTTCTTGTGCATCGAAAATCTTTTTAGCATCCCTAACTTCTTTCAATTTATCGACAACTTCCTCTATAGTTAAATTGTCAAACATAATTATCCTCCTCAATATAATTATACGAGAAACAAAAAATCAACGCCTTTTAAACGTTGATATAGAGGTTTTTTGACTACGGTCAATATATTTGGATGGACTAATTTACTTGTTTTTTTTCTCTTTTGTATTTTTCTCTAAATGCTTTACCATATCTGTGTTTATAGTTATACTCGGACATTTCTCCATACTTTTTATTCTTAAATAAGTTAATGATTTCTTTTGCACTT